TGGCTTCATCAGATGCATAGTTTCCGGATCCGCGATATGGCATTTCCCCATTATCCCGTAATTGCTTTTGCCATCGGGACAGTATCTGTTGGGAAATTCCTAAATTATGGGCACACCCAATCAGTCCTAAGTCACGATGATCATGGTAATATTGGACAGCATCCATTTTAAATTGTTTGTCGAACTTCGTCATACTAAGACCCCCTATATATACTTTTATTGTATCACTTTATGGAAACCCTCAGTTTGACTTGTCCTATTTATATGCTAGCACCATACCTCCTTACTGTACTGGAGGTGATACCACCTCTATTTCCTTAATGGAGAAGAGGGGGTGGTTTGAGCAAAAAGCCGCAGGCTTTCTTTTCTAAGAAGGTCTGCGGCTTTTTTGCTCAATAGAAAACTCTTTCTCCATTTGATAGTAGGAGGGGAAACAAACTCGGCAGTAAGAAAAAGAAATCTTGCTCAAATGTCGACTTCTTCTCCAATAGTAAGTAGGAGGTGTGATAAGGCCTCCGGAAAGGAGTAGTCAATGAATCGAAACTATCTTGATGCCGGCACCGTGGTGTGCAGAACGGCGGAAGAAATCGAAGTCCTCCGTGCCATCAGCCAGGTATCCGCCAGGATGGCAAGAAATCTTTTCGTCCTGGCTACACACAGACAAATGAAGAAAGGAGTGTCAAAACATGACAAATGCAGAAGCCATGGAACGGGTTATTGAAGCCCTGCATAGTGCTGCGAAGACGCTGGATGAAGCGGCTAATCAACTGGCTGGGCAGAACATTCCGAAACCGGAAGTAGCCGGTACGGCAGAAAAGACGACAACTTCAGCAAAGGAAGAAAAGACGCTGACCTTAGAAGAAGTTCGCAAAGTAGCTGCCGATAAGGCGCGCCAGGGACACACAGAAGAAGTACGGCAACTTATTCAGAAATTTGGTGCCGATAAGCTTTCCGGTGTCGATGCGGCTAAGTATCCGGCCTTGATGGCAAAACTGGAGGCGATAGGCCATGCCGACTAAGCACGCAGTACTGTCCGCTTCCTCTAGCTATCGCTGGCTGGCCTGCCCGCCATCCGCACAGGAATGCGCTAAAGTCAAAGATGTACCTAGTGACTTTGCCCTGCAGGGAACCGATGCTCACAGCCTTTGCGAGTATAAAGTCTTGTCAGCTTTGGGTCGTGATGTGACAGATCCGACAAAGAGCCTCACGTTCTTTGATGAAGAAATGGCCGAGTGTACTGATGAATATGCACAGTTCGTGATAGAGCAAGTTGAAGCCGCCAAGAATGTCTGCAAAGATCCACTGGTTCTGATTGAGCAACGGCTGGATTTTTCTAAGTGGGTGCCCGGTGGCTTTGGTACCGGCGACTGCGTCATCGTAGCGGATGATACGCTCACCGTTATCGACTACAAACATGGTCTTGGTGTCCTCGTCGATGCTGAAAAGAATAGCCAGATGATGTGTTATGCTCTTGGGGCGCTCCAGCTCTTTGATGGCATCTACGATATCAATCATGTGTCGATGACCATCTTCCAGCCAAGGCGTGACAATGTCAGCACCTATACCATGAGCAAGGATGAACTGCTCCATTGGGCCGAAACGGTACTCAAGCCCACAGCAGAATTAGCGGCGAAAGGCGAAGGGGAGTACCAGGCTGGGGACCATTGTCGCTTCTGTAAAATCAAGGCGACCTGCCGTAAGCGGGCTGAATACAACCTGGAGCTGGCACGTTACGATTTCGCCGTCCCATCTACATTGCAGGATGAGGAAATCGAGGCTGTCCTGGCCAAAGTCGATGAGATGGTCAATTGGGCTGGCGATGTGAAAGACTATGCGCTGCAGCAAGCCATCAGCGGTAAAAGTTGGAGTGGCTGGAAACTTGTTGAAGGCTGCTCGAATCGCCGCTATGTGAATGAAGAAGCCGTAGCAGCTGCCGTAGAAAATGCAGGCTTTGATCCCTATGAAAAAAAGCTGCTCGGCATTACGGCCATGACGAAAAAGCTTGGCAAGAAGCAGTTCGAAGAACTGCTGTCAAACTTAGTTGAAAAGCCGCAAGGCAAGCCGGTCCTGGTACCGGAATCGGACAAGCGTCCGGCGATGCATACGGCGGCTGATGATTTTCAGAAAGTAACCAAGGAGGAAAAATAATATGTCGAAAACTTATGTCAATCCGTGCAAGGTAATTACAGGAGTCAATACGCGCTGGTCTTATGCAAATATTTGGGAGCCAAAATCCATCAATGGTAGTACGCCAAAGTACAGCGTCAGCCTGATCATCCCCAAGTCGGACACGAAGACTATCAAGAAAATCGAAGCCGCCATCAAGGCCGCTTATGAAGAAGGGGAAGGTAAACTCAAGGGCAATGGCCGCGTTGTACCGGCGCTCGAAGCTATCAAGACGCCGCTGCGCGATGGCGACCTGGAACGCCCGGGTGATGATGCTTATAAGGACAGCTACTTCGTTAATGCTAACTCGGCGACAAAACCGGGTATTGTGGATGCTGATTGCCAGCATATCATCGAACGTTCAGAAGTCTACTCGGGTGTGTATGGCCGCGCCTCCATCAGTTTCTACGCCTTCAATTCTAACGGCAACAAAGGCATTGCCTGCGGTCTGAACAACCTGCAGAAAATCCGTGACGGTGAACCGCTCGGTGGTAAACCGCGGGCAGAAGACGATTTCGCAACGGCTGATGATGATGATTTTCTGGCGTAAGGAGGAAGCAACATGATGAAATTGATTCTGGAAGTACTGTGCTGCTTGGTAGCTCTGAGTGCCTTTGGCATGTTTCTCGCCATTATCTATACTGATTTTAAGCGGGAACAGCGTGAAGCCAAGCTGGATAAGCGCCGCGAAGAATGGGAAGAAGAAGAGCACCTTAGACAGATGGAATTCTATAAAAAACAATAAGTGGTGAATGTTAGCGGCGGGGCGGATGCCTCGTCGCTTTTTCTCGAGGAGGGAAGACATGAAAAACATTAGCATTGATATCGAAACCTTTAGTGACGTCAATTTGGCCAAGTGTGGCGTGTACAAGTACGCTGAATCACCGGCTTTTGAAATTCTCCTCTTTGGTTATGCTGTCGATGGAGGCGAAGTGCAAGTCGTTGATTTAGCCCAGGGAGAAACGATTCCTGAAGAAATTCTGGATGCCCTGACGGATGAAGTCATTACCAAATGGGCTTTCAATGCCAGCTTTGAACGAGTCTGCCTGTCGCGGTATCTTCGTGATCTAGGCATGAGTGTAGACCCTTTTTATGATCATCATCCACTCTCAACGGAACGTGCGCATTTCCTAAATCCGGCAGGCTGGCAATGCTCCATGATTTGGTCGGCCTACATGGGGCTGCCCTTATCTTTAGAAGGTGTGGGGGCGGTCCTTAAGCTAGACAGCCAAAAGATGAAAGAAGGCAAGGACCTCATTCGTTATTTTTGCACTCCTTGTAAGCCGACCAAAACCAATGGCGGCAGGATGAGAAATTTGCCGTCGCAGGCAGTCGAGAAGTGGACGCTGTTCAAATCCTACAACAAGCGGGATGTGGAAGTGGAAATGGCCATTCAACAGCGACTCCATCACTACCCAGTACCTGAACAGGTCTGGGATGAATATCACATCGACCAAGAAATCAATGACCGGGGCATTGCCGTCGATAAGGAACTGGTACAGCAGGCCGTAGCTATAGATGCTGTGTCACGGGATCATCTGATGGCTGCTTTACAAGAGAAGACGGGCTTAGAGAATCCGAATTCTGTCTTGCAGATGCGTGCCTGGCTGAAAGAACAAGGGATGGAGACCGAGTCGCTTGGGAAGAAGCAAGTACAGGAACTGCTGAAAACGGCGAAGGAACCGCTGCGCTCAGTACTGCTCTTACGACAGCAGTTGGCAAAATCGTCCGTGAAGAAATATCAGGCCATGGAGATGACTTGTTGTGATGACAGCCGGGCACACGGTATGTTCCAGTTTTATGGTGCCAACCGGACCGGGCGCTTCGCCGGTCGTCATATTCAGCTCCAGAATCTCCCCCAGAACCATATGCCTGATCTTGCAGAAGCCAGGGCGCTGGTGCGTCAGGGAAACTACGCAGCTCTGATGCTTCTGTATGATTCGGTGCCGGATGTCTTATCGCAGCTCATCAGAACCGCCTTCATACCAAGGGAAGGGATGAAGTTTGTCGTTTCGGACTTTTCTGCCATTGAGGCTCGTGTTCTTTCCTGGTTGGCCCAGGAAACATGGCGCTCTGACGTCTTTGCCCAGAACGGAGATATTTATTGCGCGTCAGCCAGTTCGATGTTTGGCGTCCCGGTCGTCAAACATGGTGTCAATGGGCATCTGCGCCAGAAAGGCAAGATTGCAGAACTCGCTCTTGGCTATGGTGGCTCAGTTGGTGCTTTGAAAGCCATGGGCGCCCTCGACATGGGTCTTGCCGAAGAAGAACTGCAGCCCTTGGTCAATTCCTGGCGCTCGGCAAATCCGCATATCGTCCAATTCTGGTGGGGCGTTGACCGCTGCGTCAAGCAGGCTATCAAAACCCATGTCCCGCAGGAAATTCAAGGCCTACGTTTCCAGTGGCAGAGCGGCATGTTGTTTATTGGTCTGCCGAGTGGACGCCGTCTTTCCTACGTGAAACCCAAAATTGGCCAGAATAAATTCGGTGGTGAGTCTGTTACCTATGAAGGCATTGGTGTTACCAAAAAATGGGAACGCCTCGAAAGCTATGGGCCAAAGTTTGTGGAAAATATCGTTCAGGCCATCAGCCGCGATATTCTCTGTTATGCTATGCAGACGCTGAGCTGTATGGACATCGTTGGCCATGTCCATGATGAACTGATCATTGAATGCCGCAAAGACGCCAGTGTGGCAGCTATTTGTGAGCAGATGGGACGGACGCCACCCTGGGCCAAAGGGCTTCTTTTACGAGCTGATGGCTACGAATGTAGTTTTTACCAGAAAGAGTAAAAAAATTTTGCTCAATTTCTTCCATCATCTCCATAAGAGAAGTGGGGGAGAGCCTTTACGCGTATCTATTTTTTAGAAGAGGAGGGATATCCTTGTTTTACGTAAAACAAGCACTTACAGATCGGGCCGAAGTAACGGTCGAAATTACGGATGACAATGTATTCTGCCGCTGCCCACTTTGCGGCAGGGAAGTCGCGGTTGATTTGCAAGAAATACTTGCCGAAGAAGACACCGACTTAATGGGCACGGTGGTCCTTTGTGAGGAATGTGTAGAAGAATGGATGAAGAAACATGGACAGAAACCCTAGGCGTAATGCCGAATACTATCCAGATCCGACAGCTTATCAGGCGATTAAGAACGTGGAACCTCAAAGGTTCCCGTTCATGCCTATTGTGTACATTTGTTCGCCATATGCCGGGGATGTGGAAGAAAATATCCGGAAAGCCTATAACTATTGTCGTTACGTGGTAGACCAGGGGTGTATTCCCCTGGCACCACATCTATATTTGCCAAAGTTCCTCAATGAAGAATCGGAACGAGAACTGGCGCTCTTTATGGATATTGCTTTGCTGTCCCGCTGTGCAGAAATCTGGGTCTTTGGCGATGTGATTTCGGCGGGAATGGAAAAAGAAATCCAGTATGCTCAGAGAAAGGGAAAACCTATTCAGTATATTAGTGGGGTGATATGAATGAATTTTACACTTTACACGTCAGATTTTGTTGGCGTAGAGGCAAACTGCCGCTACCAAGAGAAACGGAAAATCAGTCGCGCTGAGGACCTTAAAGCGGCGGTGGCTTTTGATCATGTCTGCGTAGCCTTCAAAAATTGTTATCGGAAGCGGGATAATTTTCGCTCCGCTGATGTCCTGGTCATGGATTGTGACAACACGCACTCGGAAAATCCAGCCGAATGGATATCCATGGAAAAATTCCTTACCCTGCTGCCGAACGTTGCGGTGGCCATCGTGCCATCACGAAATCACATGAAGCCAAAGGATGGAAAATGTGCCAGGCCGCGCTTTCATGCGTATTTCAAGATTCAGGCGATTAAGGACGAAGCTGCTTATACGAAGCTAAAACATGAAATCTTTGAAGCCTATCCTTTTTTCGATAATGCCGCTCTCGATGCGGCCCGCTTCATCTATGGCTGCCCTGTCGAGAAGGTATTATGGCAGGATGGTGAAGTGACGATTGACCAAGTGCTCCAAGCACGAAAACAGACCTCACGCAGTATTCCTGCCGGACGCCGGAATAACACCATGAGTCGTTTTGCCGGCCGCGTCATCAAGCGCTATGGGGCGAACGAAAAGTCCTACCAGATTTTCCTAGATGAAGCAGAAAAATGTGATCCGCCGCTCCCTGATTCAGAGCTCAACACCATCTGGGGCAGTGCTGTACGTTTTGGTGAGAAGATTGCAAAGCAAGAAGGGTACGTTAGCCCGGATGAATATAATAATGATTTCGGTACGGGGCAGTCATTGAAACCAAGTGATTTTTCAGATATCGGCCAGGCGAAGGTGTTAGTACGCGAGTATGGCAATGAGTTGAAATTTACACCGGCGACGGATTATCTCCGCTACGACGGCATACGCTGGGTAGAATCAAAACACCGAGCGATTGGAGCCATGGAGGAATTCCTCGACCTACAGCTAGCTGATGCGAAGGATTCCCTAGCGGCTGCGGTGAAGGCGCTGCAGGAGTGTGGGATTGACGCGGAGGACATTCGCAGCGGCGGCAAAGCGCTGGAGAAAAAGATCGGCGAAAAGCAAATGGAATCGTATCTGGCTTACCTTTCTGCCGTTAGCTATGAGAAATTCGTCATGAAACGTCGAGATATGAAGTACGTCGTCTCAGCACTTCAGGCGGCCAAACCGATGCTCGAAATTAGCTATGATGACCTCGACAGTGACCCTTTCGTCCTCAATTGCCCGGATGGTACGTATGACTTGAATTTTGGGGCAGCCGAACGCAAGGAACATGAGGCGCTGGATTTCATCACCAAGGTCACTTCGGTCTCGCCGGGAGAAGAAGGGAAAGCGCTCTGGCTCGATGCGATTTATCAAACGTTCTTGGGTGATGAAGAACTTATCGAGTACGTACAGCAGATTACAGGGCTCGCCGCTATTGGCCAGGTCGAGCTGGAAGCGATGATTATTTCCTATGGCGAGGGCTCAAATGGCAAGTCGACTTTCTGGAATACCATTGCCGGGGTTCTCGGTAGCTATAGTGGCACGATTTCTGCCGATGCCCTAACGGCCAATTGCAAACGAAATGTGAAACCAGAACTGGCAGAAGCGAAAGGGAAGCGGCTCCTTATCGCGGCTGAATTAGAGGAAGGGATGCGGTTGTCCACATCGGTGGTAAAACAGCTTTGTTCCACGGACCGAATTTCTGCCGAGAAGAAATATAAGGATCCGTCAGATTTTACACCGTCTCATACTCTGGTCCTCTACACGAATCATCTGCCGCGTGTGGGAGCAATGGATACGGGTATCTGGCGCCGTCTCATTGTGATTCCTTTCATGGCGACGATTGATAAGAAGCAGGATATTAAAAATTATTCGAAGTACCTCTTAGATCATGCTGCGCCGTATGTGTTGAAGTGGGTAATGGAAGGTGCAGAGAAAGCCATCTGCAGTCAGTTCCGTTTCCCGCAGCCGGCCTGCGTCAAAGAAGCTATTGGGAAGTACCGTGCAGATAATGACTGGATGACGCATTTCTTAGAAGAGTGCTGTGAAAATGACCCGGCAGGATATGAAGCTTCTGGAAGATTGTACGAAGAGTATCGAAGTTTTTGTTTGCGGACCGGTGATTTCATACGTAATGCGACAGAGTTTACTCGTACTCTGGAGCAACGGGGCTATGAACGTGTGAAAAAGCGGAATGGCCGCTTCATCATCGGCATTCGTCTCAAGGCTTCTGAGTTTTTAAATGAATGAGTGTGACGGACGGTGACGCCCGAATATAAAACCCCCTTTAGGGCTGTTTTTTTAGAAAAAATCCCTATAGGAAAGTTTAGGTTTAGGGCGTCACTGGCCGTCACAGAAAGGGGAAATCATGAGGGAAAAAGCAATCGAACACCATCTGGTGATGGAAACGGAGAAGATTGGCGGTAAGGCAGTGAAGTTTGTTTCGCCGTCATTCGCCGGTATGCCGGACCGTTTAATTCTATTGGCTGATGGGAAATGTGGCTTTGTAGAAGTCAAGGCGCCGGGGCAGAAACCGCGGCCGCTGCAGCTAAAACGTCATGCCATGCTGCGGAAACTGGGCTATCAGGTATTCGTCCTGGATGCCATTGAGGAAATCCCGGGAGTGCTGGAAACCATCGCCCACACACCTGATGGGAAAGGAGGCGAGGGTGCATGAAGTTTGTCCCTCATGCGTATCAGCAGTACGCCATCAACTATATCAAATCACATCCCATTACGGCTTTGCTGCTGGATATGGGGCTTGGCAAAACGGTAACGACGCTGACGGCCATCCGTGACCTGATGTATGATACCTTTGAAGTGAAACGGGTACTGGTCGTAGCGCCGCTTCGGGTTGCCCGGGATACATGGCCGGAAGAAATCAGGAAATGGGATCACCTGAAAGACTTGACCTGTTCCGTTGTCGTAGGCAGCGCGGCAGAACGAAGAAGGGCTTTACAGAAACAGGCCGATATCTATATCGTGAACCGAGAAAACTTAATCTGGCTCCATGAACACTGTAAGCTATATTTTGACATGGTCGTACTGGATGAGCTGTCGAGTTTTAAGAACCATCAGTCTAAGCGTTTCAAAGCCATGAAGGATATGCGGCCGAAAGTGAAGCGCATCGTAGGATTGACGGGGACGCCAACCGGAAACGGATTGATGGACCTCTGGGCCGAGTTCCGGCTCCTGGATATGGGCGAACGACTCGGCCGCTTCATCAGTCAGTACCGGAACTTGTACTTCAAACCGGACCGGTATAATGGTCCGATTGTCTATTCGTATAAGCCGCTTCCGGGCGCGGCAGAAGCTATCTATCATCAGATTTCGGACATCACCGTGTCCATGAAAGCCAGAGACTACTTGAAGATGCCGGAACTGGTGAGCGTGACCAAGGAAGTCCATCTCAGTGACGAAGAAAGGAAGCGGTATGATGGGCTGAAGAAGTCTCTCGTCCTGGAACTACCAGACGGCGAGGTCACCGCCGCCAATGCCGCTTCCCTTACCTTGAAACTCTGCCAGATAGCAAGCGGTGCTATCTACACCGATGACAAAGGCATCGTGACCATCCATGACCGGAAGCTGGATGCCCTGGAAGACCTGGTGGAAAGCGCGAACGGGAAGCCGGTCCTGGTGGCATACTGGTTCAAGCACGATAAGGAACGTATCCAGAAGCGGATGACGGCACGGGAGCTGAAGTCTTCAAAGGACTTTGCCGATTGGAACGCGGGGAAAATTCCAGTAGCCCTTATCCATCCCGCCTCAGCCGGCCATGGACTCAACCTACAGCGTGGCGGTTCCATCATGATCTGGTTCACCCTGACTTGGAGTTTGGAACTGTATCAGCAGACCGTGGCCCGGCTCTGGCGGCAGGGACAGACGGAACAGACCGTCGTCGTTCAGCACATCGTGGCCAAAGGCACCATCGATGAACGCATCCTGAAGGTGCTGGAGCATAAGGATGGAACCCAGGCGGCATTGATTGATGCCGTTCGAGCGGACTTGAAAATGACGAATGTGTGAAATGGGGGTATACTATGAAAGAGGAAAGAGAAGGAGTCAATCAGTACATGGAAGCCAAAGCATATCTGGAACAAGCAAGAAATATTAATCTGCAAATCGACAGCAAACTGGAGCAGGTATCCGCCTTGCGGCGACTGGCGACCAAAGCCTCATCGGCACTGAGTCCCGTGCCGCCGAGTGGTACACCGAATCCGCACCGCTTGGAAGAAACGATTGCCAGGATGATGGACATGGAGCATGAAGTCGATGAAGCCATCGATGGCCTGGTAGAACTCAAGGGCAACATCATGAAAGCCATTAACCGGGTGCCGGATGAAAGGGAACGCGTTGTCCTGGAACTGCGGTATCTGGCCTTTAAGGATTGGGCCGCTATTGCTGAAACGCTGGGACTGCATGTCCGGCAGGTGTACCGGCTTCACGAAGACGCCTTGAAAAACATCGAGATTCCCGATGAATGTCACTAAATGTCAGTTGAACAGCACTTGATGTCAGGGTGTTCTGTAGGATATACTATAATCAGCACGAAAAGGATGAAGGACCGTGGTTATGAGCCATCGGTCCTTTTTTGATATATGAAAATAAAGGAAAGCACCTGTAAGCAGCAGCCGGGGCGAACCATAAAGATACACTTTAAAATATTTTGAATGTTCAATAAAATTTAAAGAATAAGACAAAAATATGATATAATAAATCCATAGAAAAAACGGACTGAAGAAGGTGTGTATCTTTGACAAAAGAGGAACGACATCTGGCCAGCCAGCTGAAGGCATGTGCAAAAAAGATGAAGAGTAAAATGTATCATACCAGGACCTTTCCTTTGTTACGCAGTGAATATGTACGGCTCCGCCGGAATGATTGGGATTGTTACTGCTACCTGGAACAACTGCCTGTCGATGAGGTGGATGCCTGGGAAAGAGAACGCAACCGAAAAAAGTGGTGTAAGAAGGATCAGTTACATCAGCAATGGCTCCGGGAGTGTATCAGGGACATTGTTGAAATGCCAGAAAAAACAGATGCTATACGGGCTGTGTTTATGAAGCATCAGAAGCCTTTTCCAAAGAAACTGGAAACAGAAAAGGAAAAGGTGGATGCATGCAGCATGCTGGTGCTGTCGATTCTTCATGAACTGGCTATGCAGCGGAAGCTGTTTAAGACAGTATCCACTTCCCTGGCAACCAGGATGCTGAACGGGTTCGTTTCTGAAAGCATCGAACGAATGAAAGCGCGGACCGATAAGATAGGCTATGAACCACCTTTTGAAATCCATAATGAGTGGGAAGCACTGTGCTTCCAGATGCAGCTTGGGCATGATCATGATGTACCGCGTTATGCAGAATGGGTAAGAAAAGAGTTCTGCTATCCTGTAATCGCTGAGACATTTGAAGCGGGTGGCGAGTATACTAAAAAGTTAGGGAACAGCCTGGCAAGGCGGTTGTACATTATGGATTCGAGTGACAGAGAGTTAGGGTTGCATTATATACCCCGATGCTATGACTTCATATCAAAAAAGGTAACGGAAGCTGTCCTGGACGAAGCGGCGATGGACATGATGTTTTATTGACCTGTTTATAAAAAGAATGAAGGACCGTGGCGAAATGCCAGCGGTCCTTTTTTGATACCGGAGATGATGAAAGATGCCAAAAAGACCAAAGACGCCCTGCAAGTATCCGGGCTGCCCCAGACTGGTACCCTATGGAAGAAAATATTGTGACGAACACGAACGGCAGTGCCAGGGCGACCGGGCCAGTGCAGAGACACGCGGTTACGGTCGGAAATGGCAGAAGGCCAGGAAGTTCTTCTTGAAACGTCATCCCTGGTGCGTTCGCTGCAAAGCAAAGGGGCGATTCGTCCCCGCGACGGTCGTCGACCATATCACACCTCATCGTGGTGATGCAAAGCTATTCTGGGACGAAAAAAACTGGCAGCCCCTTTGCAAGAGCTGCCATGATCATAAGACGATGACGGAAGACCGGAACGTCGAGTATAAGTATTAATAAGACCAGATGAGATGCCACATACTATCATCAAGAGAATCAGGAGCGATTGGGTCAGGCGTCCTATCATCAGGCGAAGTGCTAAAAGATGATATTAATTCTCCGTTCGCTGTATAAGATACAGCATATAAAATGGAGGTTGTGGGTGGAGTGCGAGTAAAACGCGTTTCGTATAGATCGTAATCTCCATTTAGTTTTATATACTTAACCCATACGATTGCTTCACTTTCATTTTTGCGAACTGAGGCGTTATCAATATAAGCTTGTACTCGATAAGAGCTTCCAGCAAAATACCAATCAGATGCAAATGATTGTGAAACCGTACAAAGCATGAACAGTAAGGCAAGCAGGTATTTTTTCATCACAACACATCCTTTCATAATATCTTTGTTTGATGATATACATAAGTTATTTATATCATACCATAAATTGAACGAGTTGTGTTGTAAAGGCGGGGGATGCAAATCTCTGTGATCCTTTCGAACATGACCGCCGCCCCCTCAAACGTGAAAAAACGCGAAATTCATAAGGGGGGATACCCTATGATTTTCGCGCTTTTAGAGCAATCAATTACTTGATTCTATTGGTAATGAAGGGTGCAGACGGTGTCGAATATTGCCTGCAGCATTTGATATTTGTAAACGGGTAGTATAGTCATATCTCTTAACTGACATTTCCATACGCCATCGTGATAATCTTTATAATAATGCAGGCTGTCTTTTACCCCATTGCTAAGATGCACATCAACGTTGAAGGTCGTATCATTCAAGGTGATCCATTCAATGGAATCGGTATCGACATAAACTTTGACGCCATTTGAAGCCGTATAGGAATAGACGTCCTGTGCCGCTGCCTGATTCGGGATTCCAAACAGTAACAGTCCACCCAGGACTATGGAAGATAAGAGCGCTTTTACACTGATTTTCATATATATCGCTTCCTTTGTTATGGAAATATTATACATTTATTATACTATAGTTGAATTGTGTTGAACAAGATTTAATCACAAAAATATTACATTATCGATGATTTTGAGAATATAAATATCGAAAATTACATAATTCTGCTCCAGGCCGATTGGCCCGGGGCTTTTTTATTGTCAGAAAGAAGGGAGCCGCGTATGAAGGACTACCAGCGTCGGCAGATAGAAGCCATGCGGAAGCAGGGGATGGGCTACAAGGCCATTGCCCGGAAGACAAAACTGTCAAGGGACAGTGTACGAAATTATTGCAGGTGGCATCACCTTGCCGGCTATGGCCGGGCAGTGGCGGCTGTCTTTAGAGAGGAGCAAGCGTGTGAAGACATCAGATATGGAATGGAAGATGCTGCCCATCGGTTCGCTGAAGCCGGCAGCCTATAATCCCAGAAAGCAACTGAAGCCAGGGGATAAGGAATACGAAAAAATTAAAAAGTCCATCGAGGAGTTCGGCTACGTAGAACCGATTATCGTCAACTACGATATGATCGTCATTGGCGGACATCAGCGTTTGACGGTGCTGAAGAACCTGGGCTACGAAGAAGTCCAGTGTGTTGTTGTCCATATCGAGGATGAGCATAAGGTCAAGGCGCTCAATATTGCGCTCAATAAAATCACAGGTGCCTGGAACGAACAGCTTCTGGCAGACCTCATTGTCGATTTGCAGAGCGTCGACTTTAACGTCGACCTGACAGGCTTTGAAGCACCAGAGGTCGAACAGCTCTTCTCGAAAGTGTACAACAAGAAAATCAAAGAAGATGACTTCGATGTGGAAGGAGAATTAGAAAAGCCAACCGTCGCCAGAGCGGGAGATATCTGGCTCCTCGGTGATCACCGTGTCATATGCGGTGATGCGACTTTGCCGGAAACCTATGAACGGCTGATGGATGGGAAAAAAGCCAACATGGTGCTGACAGACCCGCCGTATAATGTCGATGTCGAAGAAACGGCCGGCAAGATTAAAAACGATAATATGCCAGACGATAAGTTCTACCAGTTCCTCTTTGCGTCCTTCGTTAATATGGAACAAAACATGGAGCAGGACGCGTCCATCTATGTATTTCATGCCGATACCCAGGGGCTGAACTTCCGCAAGGCTTTCAAAGACGCGGGCTTTTACTTATCGGGCTGCTGCATCTGGAAGAAGAACGCACTGGTGCTTGGGCGCAGCCCGTACCAATGGCAGCATGAACCATGTCTTTTTGGCTGGAAGCTGAACGGTAAGCATCAATGGTATTCCGATCGCAAGCAGACAACCATTTGGGAATATGATCGACCGAAGGCCAGTAAGGACCATCCGACCATGAAGCCCATTGCCCTGATGGCATACCCTATACAAAACTCATCCATGAGTCACTGCATCATACTGGACCCCTTCCTTGGTTCCGGTTCGACGCTCATGGCTTGCCAGCAGACGAATCGCATCTGTTACGGCATTGAGCTCGATGAAAAATTCGTCGACGTTATCGTGAAACGCTATATCAGCGAATGCGGGGACAGAAGTGTGTTTGTCCTGCGTGGGGATGAGAAAATTCCCTATGGTGATATTGCCCAGCAAACGGATGAATAATTTCTCAAAAAGATGCAGAAATAACTTGCTATTATCGGCGTTCAGAGTGATATATGTACTAACAAAACAAGGAGGTACATTACCATGACCATCAAAACCAATCTGGACGACCGCAAGGAACTGGCGAAACGCCTGATTCCCTTTAACCATAACGAAAAACTTCATTACACGGGCACACCGACATTTTCTTATGAAGGACACGGCTTCCGCATCCTCCGCAGCGGAGAAATTGAATGCGACGACGAAAAAACACAGCAGGCCCTGCGCCGCTTCCTTGAAGAAGAAAAATTGGTGGACCCGGAACTGGATACCATTGAAGTCAGCCATCCCATTAACGGGATGGACGGCGTCCACCTCCGCAACCTGGTCTTCACGCTTAGCGCTCAGCAGTATTTGCTGAATCGCGCTGCCGGCTGCGATAACTTTCAGATTACCGAAGACTGCGTGACAGCCTTGAAAGAAGCTACACTGACGGACGCCGCTTCCTTTTTCAAGGTGTACAGTGCCTGCCAGAAGGGTAATAAAGGTCTTTGCCTGAATGAAGACACGGTAACCTTCTGTATTGCCGACACAGGAAACCCTGCAAAGAACCGCGCCATGGTTGAACTCTTTGCCTTTCTGACAGGCGCAGCTCGCAAGGCAAAACGGGTACAGCCTGCGGTGAAGAAACCGGAAAATGAAAAATACTACTTCCGGAGCTGGCTCCTGCGCATCGGTATGGGAACTAAAGCCAGCCATGAATCCCGCATGGCCTTGATGAAAGACCTCAACGGCTGGAGTGCCTTCCGCACGGAAGAAGAAGCCAAGCGCCATGCCGCACGGGTGAAAGCGCGCCGACACCATACAAATTAATTCATAATTATTCTCAAAAAACCCTTGCTATTATGTGCCTTTAGAGTGATATATAGTGTACCGAAAGAACACACGCACATACAGAAAGGACAGAGAGAATTATGAAAACACAGCACTTTGGCATCGAAATCGAAATGACAGGAATTACCCGCAGCAAGGCGGCCACCTTGATGGCCACCTTCTTTGGGACCAGAAGCAAATACCACGCAGGCGGAGCCTACGATACCTACATTGCAGAAGATGAACAGGGACGGAAATGGAAAGCCATGAATGACTCCAGCCTGATTCCTGAAAAGAAAGTCGGTGGCCGCACTATGAATGCCTCGACGAATTACCGCACGGAAGTGGTCAGCCCCATCCTTTCCTACGACGACATCCCGAAACTGCAGGAACTCATCCGCACCCTGCGCAAAGCCGGTGCTTTTGCCAACAGCTCCTGCGGCATCCACATCCATGTTGGCGCGGAACGCTTTACACCGAAAACCCTGCGGAATTTGGTGAATGTCTTTTACAGCAAGGAAGACCTGATCTACCGGGCTTTGCACATCGACCCGAGCCGGGAACGCCGCTACTGCCGCAAGACAAATGCCCAGTTCCTCGAAGAACTGAATAAGAAGCGGCCGACGACGATGGAAAAATTCGCGGATCTTTGGTACATGGAGGCACCTTACGGACGGAACATGCATTACAACAGCAGCCGCTACCACGGCCTGAACCTCCACGCCACCTTCACCAAAGGCACCGTCGAGTTCCGCCTTTTCAACGGCACCCTCCACGCCGGCGAAATCAAAGCCTACATCCAGTTCTGCCTGGCCGTTACGCATCAGGCGCTGACACAGAAGAAAGCCTCAGCACGGAAAACGGAAACGGACAATGAAAAATACGCCTTCCGCTGCTGGATGCTTCGCCTCGGCTTGATTGGTGACGAATTCAAAACTTGCCGCCATCACCTGCTTAAGAATTTGACAGGCGATGCCGCCTGGAGACACGCCGCCTGAAGAGAATGACAACCGCATACGGGGCAGCCTCGGCTGCCCTTAAGGGGGTAGAAGGGTATTCCCTTCAGAAAGGATGAGCACAATGAAAAAATATTACATCGCTTATGGAAGCAACATGGATGAACGGCAAATGGCCACGCGGTGCCGCGAGGCTGTCCTGGTGGGGACGGGAATCATTCAGGGATACGAGCTGCTTTTTAAAGGCTCGCTGACGGGCTGCTATGCCACTATTGAAACCAAGGAAGAAAGCATGGTTCCTGTCACCATCTGGGCCATTTCTAAGGCCGATGAAAAGCGGCTGGATCGCTGCGAGGGCTTCCCGACCTTCTACTACAAGAAAGATGTCGAAGTGCAAACGGGGAATGGGACGATTACGGGCCTGGCCTACATCATGCATGAAGACCGCCACTGCGGCATGCCTTTCCCTTGGTATTATGAACAGATGGACCGAGATTATCAGAAGTTCGGATTCGACCGCACCATCCTGAAAAAAGCGCTGGCCATTAGTAAAGAACGTATGGCGGGGATGCGGGTGAAGTTGATCTACATGGAAGACCCGCAGGCACCGGCGCAGGGAACAGAAGGTACGGTGCAGTACATTGATGACTTGGGAACCATCCATGTGTCATGGGATACGGGCTGCAGTCTAGGTCTGGTGCCGGGGGTAGATGAATGGAAAATCCTCAAATAATCCATCAGAAATGACTTGCTATAGTATGCGTTTAGAGTGATATATATACATACCAAAAGGGAAAACACCAAAGCATAAGAAAGCGAGGAAATAACCATGAGAACAATCATTACCTTGGATGGAAAGAAAATCAGCAAGAAAGCCGCCTGCGAACAGTTCGGCAAAGAAGACATGGAAAGAAAGATTAAGGAAGCAAAGCAGATCTTTAGGGAAGACCCCTATGTAGAAAACAGCTGGTGGATGGGAAAAGGGATGCTGACCATCAGCTTCCGCTAAGAAGCAGGAACCAAAAGAGGGCTGGGGCTCAGCCCTCTTTTCTCCATCCGTATTCCTAATAAAATGCATAAATTCTCAATATAAAGCTTGCTATTATGCGCCTTTAGAGTGATATATATACATGACCAAAGGGGAACACCCCAAAAGAAAAAGCACATGAAAGCGAGGAAAAAACATGAAAAAATTGAACGCAATCGACAAACAGAACCTGGACGGAGCATACGGAGCCACAGCGGTAGCTCTGGATTGGCCGGAAGGCCTTTCCGAAAAAGCAAGGGAAGCTTTGGACTACTTGGATGATACCGCTTACCTTTTCCATTACCTTGGAAAGTACATCATCACCGACGAAAGCCTCTGGCTTACGGAATATGGAAGCGGCAAGCGGAACGACCCCTGGGGATCTCCCCGGGCCGAATTCCAAAGCCTTGAAAAAATTGAGCCATGGCTCGAAAGCGTGACAGATGAACTGAACGAATTCTAAAACAAGAAGCAGCCCTGCGGGGCTGTTTTGCGTTACCGAAAGGAGGTGTATGGTTTGGCGATACGCGGAAGAAAAACGAAACCAACGGCCCTCAAGGTACTCGAGGGCAATCCCGGTCATCGGCCGCTTAATAAGAAAGAACCCATGCCCAAGGGCAAACTGCCGCGCTGCCCGGAGTGGCTGGAAGACGACGCCAAAAAGGAATGGAAGCGGCTCGGAAAAGTCCTTGCCGAGATGGGGATGCTAACCGAAATCGACCGTGCCGCCTTTGCAGGTTATTGTCAGGCCTACGCCCGCTGGAAAGGCGCTGAGGAATTCATTACTCAGCACGGCGACATGGTACGGACGCCGAACGGCTACCTGCAGCAGGTGCCGCAGGTGTCCATTGCCCAGACGAACCTCAAGATCATGCTGAAGTTTTGCGAGCAGTTCGGCCTGACGCCGTCTGCCCGGAGCCGCATGATTGGGGAAGAAACGAGCGGCGAACGAGAAGTGGATGAAATGGAATTGATTCTAAGGGGGTGAGTGGTTTGGCGTTTGTATATAGGCCGTCAGCGTTCATGCTGCCGGATTCCCATTACGACAAAAACAAGGCCGACAGGGCGGTTGCTTTTATCGAAAATCTCTGTCATACAAAAGGAAAATGGGCCGGGCAGCCGTTCCTACTCCTGCCGTGGCAGGAACAGATTGTGCGTGATCTCTTCGGCATCGTCAAGGAAAACGGGAAGCGGCAGTTCCTGACGGCTTATATAGAGATTCCAAAGAAAAATGGAAAGTCGGAACTGGCGGCGGCCATTGCGCTCTACCTTTTGTATGCCGATAACGAGCCGAGTGCTGAAGTGTACGGTGCTGCCTGCGATCGGAACCAGGCATCTATTGTTTTTGACGTAGCTCGTCAGATGGTTGAAATGAGCCCCGCCCTGATGCGCCGCTCCAAAATCAGGACGGCAGGGAAGCGCATCATCAATTATCGTAATGCTGGCTTTTATCAGGTGTTGTCCGCGGAAACGGGTACCAAGCACGGCCTGAATGTGTCGGGCTTGGTCTTCGACGAAATCCACGCGCAGCCAAACCGTAAGCTTTACGATGTCTTGACGAAAGGTTCCGGCGATGCCCGAGAGCAGCCGCTCTTCTTTATTATCACAACGGCGGGCAATGATAAGAACTCTATCTGCTACGAACTGCACACGAAGGCGCTGGACTTGATGGCCGGGCGAAAGAGGGACTACACCTTTTACCCCGTTGTCTATGGCCTGGAAGGGGAAGCGGACTGGACAGATGAAGCCAACTGGTACAAAGCCAATCCCTCCCTTGGCCATACCATCCAAATCGACCGAGTTCGTGAAGCCTATCAAAACGCCATTGAAAACCCTGCTGAAGAAAACGTCTTCAAGCAGCTGAGACTCAACATCTGGACCTCGGCTAGCATTCGCTGGATTCCAGAGCACGTCTATGATAAAGGAAATCTCCCGATTGACTGCGATGCCCTGCGGGGACGGCTGTGTTACGGCGGACTTGACCTTTCCAGTACCTCAGACATTACGGCCTTGGTACTGGTCTTTCCACCGCGGTCCGAGGATGAAAAATATATTCTGCTGCCATTCTTCTGGCTGCCGGAAGACACATTAGAACTGCGCTGCCGGCGCGACCATGTGCTTTATGATGTCTGGCAGAAACAAGGCTTCATCCAGACGACCGAAGGAAACGTCATTCATTACGGTTTTATCGAGAAATTCATCGAGCACTTGGGCGAAACCTACAATATCCGGGAAATCGCCTATGACCGCTGGAATGCCACACAAATGGTGCAGAATCTCGAAGACATGGGCTTCACCATGGTACCCTTTGGCCAGGGCTTCAAAGATATGTCGCCTCCGTCGAAAGAAATGTTCAAACTGCTGATGGAAGGGAACATCGTCCATGGCGGCAACCCCGTTCTCAAATGGATGGCTGGAAACGTCGTCATGCGCCAAGATCCTGCCGGGAACATTAAGCCGGATAAAGAAAAATCCGTCGAAAAAATCGACGGGATTGTGGCATCCATCATGGCGCTGGACCGCTGCATCCGTAACGGAACAGGCAGCGGCAGCGTCTATGATGAACGAGGCGTTATTTCGTTTTAATAAATTTTCGGTTCTGCTTTCAAATTCTAGTAACTCCAAATGAGGTGCCAAATATCATCTAGTATTGTGTCTGGGGGAATGGACATGGTACGTCTTCTATTTGCTGGAAATTCCACACTACGAATTACTGTACCATTTGGTGCGTAGTCTATTATTGATAAAAGCGTAGCTGTTGGTGGAGTATGGGTAAAATACTCTCGTGCTATACCATGGCTGCCATCTGGCATTACCCGTTTAATCCAGATGATGGCAGCATTTGTATTTTTATAAACCGAAGCGTTATCGATATAGAATAAAGTGTTACTTGGGGTTGCTCTACCTACATAATACCAACTTGCTGCAAAAGCGGGGGAACTTAAGCAAACTATAACTAGTAAAGAAAGAAAAAATTTCTTCATTAAATCACGGCCTTTCAATTATGGAGTTTATTTCTAATGTATATGATAGATTTATTATAACATAAATTATGATTTTTTATCACAATTATATTACATAACGATTTACCTAATTGAAAGTATATTGCTCCTCAGTATCTGTGAGAAATTACAGGTGCTTTCTTTATGCCTGAAATCAGGAGGTAATTATGCATATTCCATTTCTCTCTCAGCTTTTCAAATCGCGGGATAAACCGCAGGACTATTATCTCGGTACGGATTTCCGCTATCTCTTTGGACCATCGACGAGTGGAAAGAACGTCAATGAGTTTACGGCCATGCAGACAACGGCGGTTTATGCCTGTGTTCGTATTTTGTCGGAGACCCTGGCAGCCCTGCCGCTGCAGCTTTACCGCTATACACCGGGCGGCAAAGAGCGAGTCTATGATCATCCGCTCTATCATCTCTTACACGATGAGCCGAATCCAGAGATGACGTCGTTCATCTTCCGTGAAACGCTGATGAGTCATCTCCTGATTTGGGGTAATGCCTATGCACAGATCATTCGTGATAAGCTGGGGCGTGTGCAGGGACTCTACCCGCTGCGGCCGGACAAGATGACTGTCTGCCGCGATGAGAATGGTCAGATTTACTATATCTACACCAAGACGACCGATGAGAATCCAGCCATCAAGCCCTATGGTCAGGTGCCGCTTCGAAAAGATGAAGTGCTGCACATTCCCGGTCTTGGCTTTGATGGATTGGTCGGTTATTCACCAATTGCCATGGCGCGGAATGCCGTAGGCATGACCATGGCTTGTGAAGAATACGGTGCCTCTTTTTTTGCAAACGGTGCCAGCCCCAGCGGTGTGTTAGAGCATCCTGGAGTTCTCAAGGACCCAGCGAAAGTAAGAGATTCTTGGAATGCCGTTTATCAGGGCAGCGCCAATGCACACAAAGTGGCCGTGTTAGAAGAAGGGATGAAGTACCAGCAGATCGGCATCCCGCCGGAAGAAGCACAGTTTTTGGAAACGCGAAAATTTCAGCTCAATGAAATCGCAAGGCTCTACCGCATCCCACCGCACATGATTGGCGACCTGGAGAAAAGCTCCTTCAACAACATCGAGCAGCAGTCCATGGAATTTGTAAAGTACACCCTGGACCCGTGGGTCATCCGCTGGGAACAAGCTATGCAGAAAGCCTTGTTCCTGCCAGAAGAAAAGAAGCAGTTTTTCCTCAAGTTCAATGTTAACGGCCTAATGCGCGGTGACTACGAGAGCCGCATGACGGGTTACAGCATAGGCCGGCAAAATGGCTGGCTGTCGGCGAATGACATCCGGGAAATGGAAGACATGAACCCTGTGCCCGATGAAGAAGGCGGCAATCTGTACCTTGTCAACGGCAGCATGACAAAACTCAAGGATGCCGGGGCTTTTGCCCAGAAGGGAGGAACGAATGAAACATAAATTTTGGAAGTGGGTGACAAATGAAGCACCGGATACCTTCGGCAGTGACCGAACACTTTATCTCGACGGCCAGATTTCCGACGAAACCTGGTGGGGTGATGAAGTGACACCGAAGGCATTCAAAGATGAACTGAATGCAGGAAGCGGCGATATCACGCTCTGGATTAACAGCCCAGGCGGAGACTGCTTTGCAGCCGCACAGATTTATAACCTGCTCATGGATTATCCGGGCAACGTCACCGTCAAGATCGACGGCCTGGCGGCATCGGCAGCTTCCGTCATCGCCATGGCAGGGACCAAGGTATGTATGTCGCCGGTGGCCATGCTGATGATCCACAATCCGGCGACCCTGGCTTATGGCGACCAGGCAGAAATGGAAAAGACCATCGGCATGTTGAGCGAGGTCAAGGAAAGCATCATCAATGCTTACGAAATCAAGAGCGGTTTGGCCCGCACAAAGATTTCTCACATGATGGATAACGAGACCTGGCTTAATGCCAAAAAGGCCGTGGAACTTGGCTTTGCTGATGAAATCCTTTTCGATCAGAAGAAGGACGATGGGGAGCAACCAGAAGCCATGATTTATACTCCTGTCACTGTCACCAATTCGTTAGTACAAAAACTAAAACCTCATGAACCTATTCATAAAGTGCCAGCCGCTTCCTTAGAAAAACGGCTGGCATTGCTTATTCATTAAGGAGGACAACAATGGATACGATTTTAGCACTGCGCGAAAAGCGCAAAAATCTCTGGGATGCAGCAAAATCCTTCCTGGATACTGTTCGCGATGAAAACGGCATGGTCTCCGCAGAAGACGCAGCCCGCTACGATAAGATGGAAGCGGATGTCGTGAACCTTGGTAAAGAAATCGACCGCCTGGAACGCCAGCAACAGCTCGATGCACAACTTGCCCAGCCGACAACGACACCGATTACCGAATTTCCGGGAGCAGGTAATAAAACGCCTGAAAAGACTGGCCGTGCATCCGATGCTTACCGTAAAGCTTTCTGGGACAGTATCCGCCATAAGAACTTCATCGATGTACAGAACTCCCTGAGCGTAGGCACCGATGCCGATGGCGGTTATCTGGTACCGGATGAATTTGAACATCAGCTCATCGACAAACTGCAGGAAGAGAACTTCTTCCGCAGCCTGGCGACGGTTATTCATACCAGCGGCGACCGCAAGATCCCTATCGTAACGGGTCATGGGGAAGCGGCCTGGATGGAAGAAAATGGACTCTATCCGGATAGCCAGGATACGTTTGGCCTGCAGTCCATCGGAGCCTATAAACTGGGCACGGCCATTCGCGTTTCGGAAGAACTGCTGAACGACAGCGTTTTCAATCTTGAAAGCTACATTGCTGGTGAATTTGCCCGCCGTATTGGTACGAAGGAAGAAGAAGCCTTTCTGATTGGCGATGGTAAGAACAAGCCGACTGGCATCTTTCCGTCTGCTGAAGTTGGGGTTACGGTCACCACAGTTTCCATCACCTTTGACGACGTTATCGACCTCTATCATTCTCTGCGTATCCCGTATCGCCGCAAGGCCGTCTGGCTCTTGAACGATGCGACCATTAAGGCCCTGCGTAAAGTGAAGGACAACAACGGCAACTATATCTGGCAGCCGTCTGTCACCGCAGGCACGCCGGATACCATTTTGAACCGACCTTGTTACTGCACGTCCTTTGCACCGGAACTGGCAGCAGGTAACCGTCCGGTGCTCTTTGGTGATTTCAGCTATTACTGGATTGCGGACCGTGAATCCCGCTCCTTTAAGCGACTCAATGAATTGTATGCAGCGAACGGCCAGATCGGCTTCCTTGCCAGCCAGCGCGTCGACGGCATGCTGATGCTCAAGGAAGCGGTCAAGGCCCTGGAGATGAAAGCGAAGGGATAAGCCATGATTGTGACACTGGAAGAAGCCAGAGAATACCTGCGGATTGACGAAGATGATACTTCGAATGATGAGGTCATCCAATCTTCCCTGGAAACAGCCCAGGCGCTGTGCCTGGATATATCCCGCTGCGATGAAGCCGATGCCGAAGAGAATCCCGTGGTTTTCCACGAAGCCATTCTCTACGCAGCGGCCTTTCTTTATGAACACCGGGAGGAAGCGGATTATGCAGGCCTTTTAAAGCGCCTGCGCTGGCTTCTTTTCGGGGTACGCCGCAGCGCATTTTAAGGAGGTGTGCCATGAAGACGGGGCTTTTGAATAAGCGCATCGAAATCCTGAGCAAGAAAGCCGTGACCGATGAATACGGCTTTGATACACAGACCGATGCTGTCATCTGTCGCTGTTGGGCGTCTATTAAGCCGGCACGAGGTAAAGTGTTCTACGAACTAGAGCGTAAGGCCGATACCGAGTACACCTTGATTACCATCCGCTGGCGTCCGCAGATCACCCATGATATGAAAGTAAAGTACCAGGACCACCTCTACGACATCGACACCATCGTCGACCCGTACATGCGCCATGAGGCGCTGGAGCTGTACTGTACAGAAGAAATAAGGGGGACGGATACATGAGTAAAGGCGATTTTGACATGACCGGATTGGACGAGCTGTCTTCTAAGTTGATGACTGCCGTCGATGATTTCCCGGGGACTGCCGAAAAAGGCCTGATAACTATCGGCAATAAACTCAAGAAGGCGTGCGTAAAAAACACGCCGGAAGGCAGTACGGGTAAGCTGAAGAAGGGCTGGAAGCATAAAGTAGAAGGCTATAACGGGTCCGAGCTGGTCTATGAGTTGCGCAATACGCATCCGGTTCATCACCTGCTGAACAACGGCCATGTAAAGAAAACGCCTGGTGGCAGGACGGTGGGTTATTACGAAGGGCAGTACTATACAGAGAAATCCGTCAAACAATTTGAAGCGAGTGACTTGCAGCCGGGACTGGAGAAACTCACGAAGAAACTCCTCAAGAAAGCAGGCGGCACATGATTCATGATATCGATATCCTGCAGGCTGCACAAAAAGCGCTGCGAGAAAAATTTCCTTATCCCGTCTATTTGCAGGAAGTGAAAGAAGGCTTTACGCCGCCGGCCTTCTTCCTGAAAACGATGACGGTGGCGACGCCACAAAAAGAAAACGAGGTCTACCGGGATACGGACCTCTACATTACGTATCTACCGAAGAAACAGGAAAAAAGCACGGCCATCTATGCCGTGCTTTTTGCTGTGGAGGATTTGTTCTGGAATGGACTAAATGTCGGCGACCGCTATCTTCCTGTCGTTTCTATCACTGAGGAACTGATGGGGACGGACAATGATGGCGGGCGTCTGACGATGACTTTCCAGTACTATGACGCCCAAGAAAAAGTGGAAACGGCAGAAATCATGAAGGTATTGCATCAACGGTACCAGGGAAAGGAGACGTAACTAATGAAAATGCCATCTATCAATGTCGTGTTCAAAGAAAAAGGTATCAGCGCCATCGCACGCAGTGCCCGCGGCATTGTCTTGTTGATTTTGAAGGAAGAGACGCTGCCGTCCCAGACGGAAGTGAATCTCTATACGGCTGATGACATTCCGAAAGAACTCTCGGACAGCAACCGTGAGCAGCTGGAGCTGACTCTTCGCGGCTACGTAAACAGTCCGAAGAAAGTCATTGCCGAGATTATCAGTAAGGACGCAGATGATTATACTGACATTTTAAAAACCATCGAAAACAAGCGCTTCGATTATCTGGTTATTCCGGATATCGAAGAAAACCACATCGACACGATTGCGACCTGGATTAAGGGGATGCGGACAAATAAGAACAAGCGTATCAAGGCCATCTTGCCGGACTGCACAGCCGATACGGAAGGCGTCATTAACTTCGTCAATAAAGTCATCCGCACGCGCACGAAGACGTACACGACAGCTCAGTACTGCGGCCGCATCGCAGGCGTTATCGCAGGAACGCCGATGACCATTGCTTGCACTTATGCGCCGCTGCCGGAGGTTATTGGCTGTGATGTCTGGACGCAGGAAGAAATGGATACCATGACTAATGCAGGGAAGCTGTTCTTCTTCTTTGATGGGGAAAAGGTCAAGCTGGGTCGCGGCATTAACTCCCTGGTTACAACCGTCCAGGGCAAAGGCGTATCGTTCCAGAAAATCAAGCTCGTTGATTTGATGGACATGATGTACGACGATATCCGCACGACGGCACAGGACCATTACCTTGGCAAATATTCAAACAGCTATGCCAATCGCTGCTTGTTGGTGACGGCAGTTCAGGGGTACCTCGATCAGCTGGCCCAGGAAGGCTTGCTGGAAGAAGGGCAGAATACCGCTTACATCGATGTGGAAGCGACAAAAACTTGGCTGGAATCGAATGGCAAATATACGAAAGAAGAGCTGGCGGATATGTCAGACATGGAAATCAAGCTGGCCAACATCGGCAGCAATGTCTTTCTTTCTGTAGACGCCTCGCTTCTGGATGCCATGGAAGATGTTACGATTGGCGTCAATATCTAAGGGAGGTGAAGCACAATGAACAGCATGGAAGCCAAACGAGTGATGAACGGCAAGTATGCCGACCTCTATATCGACGGTGATTTGATGGCCGAAGCGACGGCCTTTAAAGCTGAGGTCACGTTAACCAAAGAAGAAGTGAAGATGCTTCGCCATGTGGGCAAGGGCTATAAGGTTACGGGTTATGACTGCAAAGGGCAGTTGAAGCTCCATAAAGTCTCGAGCTACATGATTAAGAAGATGAACGATAATATCAAGGCGGGCAAGCAGACCGTCGTGACCATTGTTTCCGTCCTTGATGATAAAGATGCCATCGGCAGTGAACGTATCGTCATCAAGGATGCCACCTTCGATAGCCTTATCCTGGCGGATTGGGAAGTCGATAAGATGGGCGAAGAAAGCTATAGCTTCACCTTCTCGGACTGGGATTTTTTAGATTTAGCATAAGGAGAACACGCACATGAATATGGTAGACAAACTGCTGAAGGCAGACATCGCCAACAAGCTGGCAAATAAGCCGACGAAAAAAGTAAAGATGGAACGCTTGAGTAAGCTTCTGGGCTTTGATTTCATAGTGACGCTGCAGGCCATCGACCCGGAACGCTACGCCGATATCCAGAAGATGGCCGTCGATTTCACAAACGGCAGCGCGGAGAACATCGACCTCTACAAGATGCAGACCCAGACGCTTCTTGCGGGTATCGCCGACCCGGACCTCAAGAATAAAGACCTCCTGGAAAAATTCGGTGCCGCTATCCCGGCTGATATCATCCGGAAACTCTTTCTGTCCGGTGAAATCGCCGATCTCACAGCACAGATTACAGAACTCAACGGCTATACGACACAGGACAAGGTGGATCAAGCCGTAAAAAACTAATCCGGACCGATGGCGAGGTGCAGGCGATGTATCTCCTTTTCCGGGACCATCACCTGCTACCGTCAGCGGTCATGCAATGTGGCTACGGAGAACGGCAGGTGCTCTACGCTTTTGTTCGTTATGAAATGGAAGAAAAAAATAAGGATTCTAACGATTAATCGTTAGAATCCTAAAACTTACTTTGTGACTATGGTGGGAGAAAAGATTAAAAATCTGCTGGGACGTAAGGGCCTTCATAACTTTCGAAGCAGATGATTTCTGCAATCTTTCCCTTCTTTTCTTTTACTTCCATATTAATGAAGTGCGAGCTATTTCCGTCACCAAAATGATTTTTATAATAGTAGTTTGTGTATCCATTGCTATTATATGAATGCGATGGAGTACCATATAAATCATACATTACTTGAATTTTTTGCCCAACGGCTAAACCGGCAGGAGTTCCTAAACCATTATTTGCAGATGTGGTTACATAATTGACTAAGCCATTAGGCCGGATTGTCATATTAAAACCATGCCCCCAGTAAGCAATAGAATGGTTGTTACGTGCACTCTGCGTTTTATCAGGTGCGCCGTAGATGTTTTCTACATAATCTAATGAACTCCCCGGTGTGATACCACCGATTGCCATTTCCGAAGAAGACATAGCCAAAGCACTTCCTGATACGGCAGCACATAAGAATACGGTTGATAATAATTTTGCGAGTTTTTTCATAAAACACCCTCCATCCGTAATGCTATAAATAAAAGGTATCCTAAATTACTTTAAGTATAGACTTTTTTACAAATATAAGCAAATTGAGAAAGGAAGGTGAAGCAGCATGGCCAATAATGTCATCGATGCGGCGATTCGGTTGCGGGATTTATTTACGCCAACCGTGAAGAGTGTTAATGCCAGCCTGGGTTCTATGAAGACTCAGATGGCGGCAGCCAAGCAATCGATCAGCGGCTTTTCGGATAAGCTGACAGAACATGAACGTATCCAGAAGCGGACGGCCAAGAGCATCGAGCAGACAGGCAGCAAGATTTCCGGGCTGTCGGATAAGATGGCCTTGCTGTCGGCACCTATTTTGGCAGCGGCGACGGCAGGCTTCAAGCTTCACAGCGATTTTGCCAATGGTGTGGCTAAGATTTCGACTCTTGTCGATACAACGGTCGTTTCCATGCAGAAGATCAGTGATGAAATTCGTGCCGTCAGTGATGAGACGGGTGCGGGTGTGGCGGACCTTTCGGAATCGGTCTATCAGGCAATTTCTGCAGGTGTCGATGCAGCTCATGCGGTAGGCTTCGTTAAGGACATGACGATTGCTGCCAAGGCTGGCTTCACCGATACGACGACAGCCGTTAACGGGGTTACGACAGTTCTCAATGCCTATGGGAAATCAGCAGAAGAAGCCTCGGCCATTACGGACCAGATGCTCCTTGCCCAGAACTTCGGCAAGACCTCCTTTGGTGAGATGGCCGAAGCTATGGGTAACGTCATCCCCATTGCGGCCCAGCTTAATGTCAGTACGCAGGAACTCTTTGGTTCCATCGCCGTCCTCACGAAAAATGGTATCCGCACCAGTGAAGCTATCACGGGACTCAAGGCGGCTTACAGCAATATTCTGAAACCCTCAGCAGAAGCGGCGAAATTGTCGCAGTCCTTGGGCATCGAGTTTAACGCTGCACATCTCAAGAGTGTGGGCTGGGTCAAATTTCTCGATGAAGTGAAGCGGGCGACCGGTGGCGATGCGCAGCAGATGGCACAACTCTTCGGCTCCGTCGAAGCCTTGAATAGCGTCTTAGTCCTGACCGGGAAAGGCGCTGGAGATTTCGATAAGGTCATGGACCAGATGGCGAAATCTGCCGGCATGACGCGGGAAGCTTATGAAAAGATGCTGACGCCGTCCGAGCAGATGCAGCTCGCCATGAATCAGCTCAAAAATGCCGGCATGGATTTGGCCGTAGCCTTTACGCCGTACTTTAAGGCCATGTCGATGCGTGTAAAAGAGCTGGCTGCCTGGTTCCGCGCCTTGACCCCCGAACAGAAAGCACTCATTGGCCAGGTGGCTTTTGGCATTGTGACCTTCCAGCTCTTCGGTTCGACCCTGGGCCGGATTCTGACGGTCGGTGGCAGGGCCTTTGGCACTTTTAATTCTATCGCAACGGGCATCAGCAAAGCCGGCAGCGTATCGAAGTACCTCTCGACCCAGTTTAAGGGACTCATTCCGGTCTGCCGGGGCATTGCTATCGTGGCCAAGGGCATGGGAAGTACTTTTCTGACGGCAGGCCGCATGATGATCACCATCATCCGTGCCGTGGGGGCTGCAGCCATGGCCAATCCTATCATTATCATCATTGCCGCGATTATTGCCGCCTTGTATCTCTTATGGAGTAACTGGGATACGGTGTCGCAGTACATCGAACAAGCTATCCAGGCTGTGTCGGAAGCCGTCGATGCCGGGATGAACTGGATCAGCTCGGCCTGGGACAGCGCCATGAACGCCATCAGCCAAACGGCCTCGAATATCTGGGAAGGCATCAAGAATACCTTCCGAAGCGGTGTGAACTGGGTCATTGACCAAATGAATGGTCTCATTTCTAGCATCAATGGCCTTTCCATCGACATTCCCTCTATCACCGGGGGAGCACCGACGCATGTGGGCTTTAACATTCCAAGCCTCAGCCATTTTGAAAGAGGCGTCGAAAACTTCCGCGGTGGTTTTGCTGTCATCAACGAAAACCAGCGTGGTGAGTTAGTCCATCTGCCAAATGGCAGTACGGTTGTACCGCATGATGAAAGTATCCGCCAGGCCATGAATGCTGGCAGTGGCGGTATCACGATTCGCATCGATACCATGAATGTTCGCAGCGAGCAGGATATTGATGTCGTGGCTGAAAAGCTCGTCGAAAAAATGAGACTGTATGGCATGAACCGCATGAAAGGAGCAACGATGTAATGAGTTCCTTCTTAGAATCCATCTTGAACGCCATCGGCCTGACTGCATCTTCCATCACCATTTCCCTCTCTTCTGAAACGGCAACGGTAGTGTTTCCCATCCTGCCTTCGGAACTGATGGTTGCGGTCAATACGAATCACGGCACCGTGAATATCAACAACTTCGGTGATTACCTGATGAAAGGGAAGACGGGCCTTAAGACACTGACCCTTTCCGGCTTTTTCCCGGCCCAGGATTATCCTTTTGCCATGATGGGTCTCGCGCCTTATACATACGTTGCCCAACTGGAAACGATGCGTACTGGCGACAGCGTCTGTCAGCTGACAGTGTCAGATACGCCGCTTTCCATGCCTTGCCTGATTTCATCCTTCAAGTTTGGCGAAAAAGACGGAAGCGGCGATGTCTACTATGAGTTGGGGCTAACAGAGTACCGCTACGTCACAGCACCGGAGACAGGAAAGACGGATGCTACGACAGGTCTGAAGAAGCGGCCGGAACCGTTCTGGTCGAAGATGAAGAAAAACATCACTTATTATCCCGGTGACAGCATCGGCAACGTCATCGGCCGGGCTGTGGGCAAATCAGTGACACTCAATAATGAGCAGTTCTCGAAGTTTCAGATTTATCGCAGCATCGTCCGTAATGGCGGCCTGTCGACCGGGGATATTATCCGCCTGACGACGATGAACCTCAAAAGGAATGATGAAAATGTTCCAGTTACAAAAAATCAATAAGCAAACCAATACCGATGCCGCTCAGACGGATGAACAGAAAAAAACGGAGAATACAGATCTTACAGGCTGGCTGATTTCTGCGACCTGGTCCGGGGACGTTGAGCAGGCCGGCCGCAAGCTGGAATTCGACCTGGCCTATACGACGCGGGACAAAGCCTGGCAGAATCCAGAACTGGAGTTGGGAGATGAAGTGCTGCTTTCCAGTATCGACGATACCTCGCAGCAGACCTTTCACCTGTTCCAGGGACGCATTTTTGGCCGTAGCCGGGAAAGCGGCACTTCTTTGATGCACTTCACGGCTTTTGACAATATCGTCTATCTGGCCAAGTCACGCATTACCAAGAAGTACACGAATGTCACGGTGGCCGATGCCATCCGCCAGACCATCAATGATTTCTCCATTCCTGCCGGGACCATCCCGGATTTGTCCGTTATCTGTAATTTCATCGCCGATGATATCTCGGCTACGGAAGCCATCAAGCAGGCATTATCCTATCAGTCCGCCCAAGACCAGAAGGGCTACCACATCTACATGACCGAAGGGAAACTTAACGTGGTCTGTATGAATGACCAGATGGTGGAGGACTTCCTGATCAGTGATGTGACGAATCTGACGGGCGCTTCTGTGTCTGAATCGGTCGAAGACATGGTTTCTAAAGTCATCGTCGTCGACAGTGCCGGACAGACGAAAGGGGAGTTGCCCAATCAGACGGACATCGACCGCTTCGGTCTTATCCAGGCTATTTGCAAAGCGGACCCGAAGCAAGACGATGCCTCGCAGGCGCGGGCCATGCTAAAGACCGTCGCCCATGACATGTCCATCCGGGCCATCGGTCATATCCAGTGCATCGCCGGCTTTTCTGTCTCGGTTCAGGAAGAACAGCTCAAAGGCCAGTTCTTTATCAAGTCAGACAGCCATAAGATTGAAGGCAACAAACACCTGATGGAGCTGCACCTGGTCTTCCATAAGCTACTGGATGAACAGAAACAGGAACTGGATAGTGCATCGTACAATGCCAATCCGGACTATGTGCCGCCAGCGGAAACGAAATCGACATCTTCTGTTTCTACAGGTGGCGCTATCGCCGGCAGCAGTGTGGTCGATGAATGCATGGCAAATTTCGATGGTACCGTTTCGCCCTATGGCTCGGAAGGTTGTGTGGACCGGGCGACTATTGCCGCTGCCGGCTATTCACCTTTTGCAGCTCAGGAATATAACAAGGGCGTCAAAGGCTGCGACCAGCTTTTGGCTGATGCAGAAGAGAAAAGGCTGGCTATTCCTTATGATCCATCGCAGCTTGAAAAGGGCGACATCATCATGTACAACCGCTACAGTAAGCCGGACCCGAACTGGCATGTCGTGGTCTACGATGGCAGCGGCGGTTGCTGGGGCAACAGCTCCAATGTCTATGGCTGCTTCCATCATTATGAAGGCAGTATCGACATGGGTGGCGATTATTATCCGGCAACGATTATCAAGACTTCAAGGGGGTGAGCGTGTGCAGAAAAATCCATATATTAGCCTGCTAAATTTGATGGAGCAGGTGAGCCGCAGCAGCAACAGTCCGGATATCCAAATCGGACAGATTCTGTCCTCGCCGCCAGATATCAAGGTCCGTTATAACGGCATCATTTTAACCAAAGAGGAACTGTGGATTTCCCACTATCTCCTAGCAGGTTATGGTCGTACAGCCAAAGGCCATCTGGTGTCAGCCACTCAGAACCGTGCCGGCGGCAGCGGGGATGCGGCTTACCAGTCCCATAACCATGACATCGATAATGACTATACCGATTCCGTCATCTACACGGATACCCTGAAACCAGGCATGTACGTGGCCATCATGCCCATGCTCATCAATGGCCGGATTCAGCAGTACATTATTTTAGACGAGATTGTGAGGATTGATGGCCATGGCTAATCCTTTTGTAGCAATGAGCAATGCTCAGGCAGCGAATTCCAATGAATCGCTGCCTCTTTTCGTAGAATACGGCTATGACTTTGAAAAGCAGTGTTTCCGTTATGACGAAAAAGGCCAGAACCTGATGGTGACAGAAAATGAAGCCCTCAAGGTCTGGATCTATAAAGCGATTCTCACCGAACAGTATCGCTACTTAGCGTATGATGACAGCTACGGCATTACTATCGAGCCGTATCAGGGCAGGGCGCCGAATAGCCGTTATACGGCGGACCAGATTTTACAAAACATCCGCGAAGGGCTGCTGATTAATCCGTATATTGCCCGCATTAACCATATCGATGTGGAGAAGCGGGAATACGATGACCTTATCATCACGGTCGATGTGACGAGTATCTATAGCGAAGAATCGCTGACTGTGACGGCAGGAAGGAGCGAGGCATGAGTAATTTATTTGATGCACAGACAAAAGATGTGATTGAAAGCCGTATGGCACAGACCCTGCACACTATTACAGAGAAAGAGCAGAGTACTATTGAAGGCACCTTTGCCCGCGACCTGATTGACGCCAATGCCGTAGAATTTGAAAGTAACTATGCCGAGATGGCCATGCTTCGAGATGCCGCTTTTGCCGAAACGTCCTGGGGAGATTATCTGACCTTGCGGGCCGCAGAATTTGGCGTCGATCGCAAAAAGGCCGTCAAGGCGAAAGGCGAAGTGACCGTGACGGGCATGGCCGGCGCGTACATTATCCGCAGCAGCCTCTTTCAGACGAAGGACGGCCAGCGCTTTTACACCATGGAGTCTGCTACGATTCCTGCGGATGCCACAGAAATCACCATTCCTGTGGAAGCGGCCGATGCTGGCACGGTGGGCAATGTGGCCGAAGGAACGATTACTGAAATTCCCTATTCCATCCCTAATGTATCAGCCGTCGTCAATCGTAAAAAATGTACCGATGGGGCGGATGAAGAAACGGATGCGGCACTTCTTGCCCGGCTGCTTTTCCGGGTGCGCCAGCCCATCACCTCGGGCAATGCCAATCACTACCGTGACTGGGCCATGTCTGTTGATGGTGTAGGGAACTGCAAAGTTATCCCGCTCTGGCAAGGCAATGGCACGGTGAAGGTAATCATCGTCACGGCAGAAAATGAGTCGGCTTCCCAAGAATTAATCCAAGAAGTCTACGACTACATTGAAAGCCAGCGGCCCATTGGAGCAACCGTGACTGTCGTTTCGCCGGCGCCACTTTCCATTGATCTTACGGCAGACGTCTACGGTACAGCCAATCCTGATGCCGTGAAGACAGCCATGACAGCCTATCTCAAGCAGACGGGTTTCACTTTGTCTTATGTCAGCCTGGCCCAGATGGGAAAGCTTCTTCTTTCCATCAGCGGTATTACGGATTATAAGGATTTGAAGCTTAACGGCAAATCAGCCAATGTGGAACTGACAAACGAGCAGATTCCCGTGGCGGGAAAGGTGGTGCTAAACCTTGTCAGCCAATAACTGGATGCGGCAGAGCCGGATGGATATCCTGAAGTATTTGCCGCATTTCTTATCCAGGGACCCGATGTTTCGCCGCACGGCGGAAACCTACAATGAGGAGCATGACCGTATTCGCCTTGCCCTGCAGGATCTGGCAAATAATTTTTTCGTCAGTACGGCCACTTGGGCACTGCCGCTCTTCGAATCCTTCCTCGGCATCCGGACGAGCGATGGTGAAACTGATGAATTCCGCCGCCAGCGCATCCTCTTTAAGCTGCAGCACACGGATGTCTCGACGAAAGCCTTCATGGAGTCCATCGTCAATCTCTACAGTGTGGGCCATATCGAAGAGGTCAATGAGGAATACTACTTCAAGGTCTACTGCATCATGAATGACAAAGATACGGCGACCTTACAGAAACTCATCACGCAGCTCAATATCTATAAACCGGCTCATCTGGGCTATGCCATTTATCTTGGCTATTCCTGGAATGGCAAGATTTACTGGAACGGGGAAGCCACCTTCTCGACGGCGACCATCGTATCCGGGAAAGGAGTGACGACAAATGGATGAATACAATAAAGCGAAATGGTCTGCTGACTTTCCGGATCGTGCCGGCCAGGAAGTACGGCCGACCGAGGCCGTAGAAAACGGGCTCGATTACGATGTGTGCTTTCCGCAGTATCTGGCCGAAGACCCAGTTGTCTTTAACCAGCAGAATCGGACAGTCTCGCAGCTCGTCAGTAACGACGCCCGCCTGTATGAACGCATCTCGGCAACGGCGGCAGATATTAATGCGCACATGACCGATGCCAAGGCGCACGCTAATGGCATCAGTGGTAATGCCGCCAGTGCGACGAAACTGCAGACAGGGCGCAAGATTCACCGAGTGCTCTTTGACGGTACCCGGGACATTACCTTACCAGACTTTACAGGCTGCGGCGAAAAGACAGCGGGTCAGAGTGGTGTTGTACCGGCACCAGCGGTGGGCAAGATGAATACCGTCCTGCACAGCAACGGTACCTGGGGTAAGGTCACCTATGCCGATATGGATGAAGAAGCAGTGGCTAAAATCCAGGCTTGCCCCTTTCCCACAGGCTCGGTCTATATTTCCGTAGACGGTAAGAATCCTGCGACCTATTGGCCAGGGACCACCTGGGTAGCTTTTGCCATGGGCCGCTGTTTGATTGGGGCAGGGGCTGCAGATAGCGGTACCTTGTATAAAGCCGGCGATAAGCTGGGCGAAGAAAAACATGCGAACACCCTGGCAGAGATTCCTATCCATAATCATACAGGAAGAACGGGAGACGCCGGTAGCCATAATCATGACCGAGGTAATATGAACATCACCGGCGCTTTCTGGGGCCGAGATGTGCAGAGTGGGTACAACGGCAACGGTGCTTTTTTCATCAGTGGTCGAGGCAACTGGAATGATGAAGGCGGCAGCTATCATAATGATTATCCCTCGGTCATGTCTTTTGAAGCGGCCCGCTCCTGGTCTGGCAGAACTTCGGTAGACGGCAATCATGCTCACAGCTTTACGACAGACAACACCGGAGGTGGTGTGGCACACAACAACATGCAGCCGTCGCTGGTGGTCTACATGTTCCAGCGTACCGGTTAGGAGGTGAGAATTATGATGGAATGGATGCAAGTCGCAGGCTCTCTGGTCTCTGTCCTGATGCTCTGCGGTATCATCTTTAATTTCAGCGTCATCAAGCCGCTGAATGAGTCGGTGCGGGGCCTTCGGGACTGCATCGTTGAATTGCGCCGGCAGCTGACAGATACCGAAGCGAAGCGGCAGAAAATGGCCGAGCGGCTGTCCCGTGTCGAAGAATCGGCAGAACATGCTCATCACCGCCTGGATGTGATGGAGCAGCGCCAACATGAACAGGGGTGAGGGAGATGAGCTTTTTTGTAGTAAAGAACCGGATTCATCTGACGCGGGGCGATTCCGCGGAATTCGATCTGACTATCCGAGAACGGGTGACGGGCAGTGTCTTTATCCTGGACGATGGCGACCGGTTGACATTTACGCTGAAACGCTTCATTACGGATAAGGAACCCGTTCTTACAAAAACACTGGGACAAGGCATCCGGCAGGAGCAAAAACGCTACGTACTGCAGTTTTTGCCGGAAGATACACAGCTGCTGGCCTGTGGCCGTTACGTCTATGAGATGAAACTTATGCGGAAGAACGGTTATACCGATACCATCATCCCGGTCAGAGACTTTTTCCTAGAGAGGAGCGTGATGGGGCATGGCACATGAACGGAATACTCTGGTCGGTATCCTTTCTATGCCGCAGGTACCCTCTTCTGCCTTTCAGGAAAAATGTATCATTCCAGAAGCTCAGGAGCAGGTCATCACAGCAGATGTCGGGTATACCGCCCTTTCCAAAGTGACGGTAGCTGCCATTCCGTCGAATTATGGCAGAATCAGTTTCAACGGTTATGAGTTAAAAGTCGAGTAAAGGAGCAATCATTATGGCGAAGAACGTAAAAATTAATTCTGTTATCTATGCAGAAGTACCGCAGGTTTCAATTCCTTTGGCAGAAGGGGAAGGCGCCGCTGTCTTTTATGATACGTCTGGCGCTACTGCTGCTTCCAGCGATATCCTGAGCGGCAAGTCGGCCTTTCTTGGAAATGGGGCTGTTACCGGGACGATGAGCAACAATGGCGCGGTCAGCGGCAGCATCGCAAAGGCCGATGGTGCCTATACCATTCCGGCGGGCTTCCATAATGGTAGCGGTTCTGTGCGTATTAGCAAAGAGGAACAGGCCAAGCTCGTCAGCGGCAACATCAAGTCCGGTGTGACGGTACTTGGCATCAGTGGCAAGTCCAGCGTGGTCGATACCAGTGATGCTACCGCTGCTGCCGGGACGATTGTCAGCGGTAAGACAGCCTATATCAACGGCACCAAGGTGACAGGCAGCCTGACGACCGTTTCCGTTTCCCAAGACAGCCTGACGAAAGTCCTGACGGTCGTGTAGGGAGGAAGAGATATGAAAGTAGATGTGAAGATTGCCGGGGCCAGTTACAGTGAAGTGCCGGCCGTCCTGATTCCTTTGAAAAGTGGCGGCAAGGCTCGTTTCTGCGAAGTGTCTGATACGACAGCAAAAGCGGCTGATGTGGCCAAAGGCAAGACCTTCTATGACGCAGATGGAAATTATACAGCAGGGACGAATACGGGAAGCGGCGGCACCAGCACTGTCACTGCCACACCTTATAAGGTGACCATCCAGCAGGTTCCGCACCAGACCATTTCTGCTTCTTTTACACCGAAAGTAGCGGGAACGATAGATACTTTGGCAAGATCCGGAAGCGAAACGCTGGAATTGGAATCTGAAGCCACTCTTGATATTTCATATGCTTTCAAAACGAAGATAACACCCGACGCGGGATGGGCTGGCGGCAAGGTTAGTGTATCGGGGAAATTGGAAGATGGCCTGATTTGTGGTGACGTTACCATTACGGCTTCTGAGGCAGTTCAAATCCCGACCGACATCACGGTCCCGGAAGGGTATACCACCGTTTACTTAGGGCAAAACAAGCTCTATCAGGATCAGGGCTTGACAGTAGAACTGGGTTCAAAGGACCAAATTGAAGCCAACAGCAGAATTTACGTCATGGACGTTACCCGTAATTCGTATTCACTCCTTTATCTGTTTTGTCCATCAAAAGGCAATAATGCAGGGACCGGCTTTGATGAAAAATGTGTCGATTTGAGCGGTATCTCTAAAAGCCTCATCACAAGCCTGGGATCGCTGTTCCTAGGTAACAGCAATCTGGAATCGGCGGATATGAGTGGTTTTGGGGACATTGATGCTATCTACAGTTTATTTGCATACTGCACGAGCCTTAAATGCGTCTATTTCGATACGCTGAGGAATGTCGGCAGTACGACCATCAATACGTACCATACCTTTTCTACCTGTACCGCATTGGAATACCTCATTTTGGATAATGAAAACGTTGATTTTGTTGTCGAGAGTGGAACAAATTATGAGCGGGGTATTCCATCTCAAACGAAAGTCCTTGTACCTAAGGCGGCACTGGAAGCCTATAAGGCAGACAGCCATTGGAAGTCCGTGGCCGACCGCATCCTGCCGATGGAAGACTTCGACATCGTTCGTAAAGATGGCACCGTAAGCGTCACCCCGAAGGGAGCGTGAGTTTTTGCTTATCGATAAAATTAATATTCCTGATTGTTTGGTCATTATCGGACTGGTTACATCCCTGATCATGGCCATTTTTTATAACCTCAACGAGTTAGCCATGTCCATCGCCTCTGGCTTACTCGGCTACATTGGCGGTACAGTAAAGTCCGCCGTTCATCAGAAAGGAGAAGAAAAACAATGAAAGTATTCCTGAATCCCGGCCATGCGCCAAATGGCAATCCTGATCCCGGTGCCGTAAATGATGAAACAGGGCTGCGCGAATGTGACGTCGCCTTGGCGGTCGGTCAATCTGCGGCAAGCTATCTGAATGCTGCCGGTGTGGAAACGGAGCTGCTTCAGTCTGACAGCCTGTACGATATTTGTGAAGCGGCGAATAACAGTGACGCCAATATTTTCGTCTCTATCCATTGCAATGCAGCAGCTGCGGAAGCGGCAAATGGCACAGAAACATGGGCTTATGCTGGCAGTTATCGCGGCAGCATGTTGGCCAACTGCATCCAGAGTCAGCTCGTTGATGCCCTGGATACGACGGACCGTGGTGTGAAAATTGCTACTCCTGGCGTCAACGGACTCTATGTCCTGACCAATACAGCGATGCCAGCCGTCCTCGTCGAATTGGCTTTCATCACCAATCCGGACGATGAAGAACTCCTGGCGAATGCTCAAGACGCCATGGCCAGAGCTGTAGCTCGTGGTATTACTGATTATGAACAAACCCTTGAAGGAGGCAATTAACATGAACCGTGATGAAATCAAGAAAGCCGTAGCCGATACGGTCGTATCCTTTGCTAAAGAAGAAGCCGATGCTGCCATCAAAGCCATCGACTTCGATGACCTGCAGCAGCTCATCGAAGCGCAGATGAAGAATCTCACTGATTCGCTGGAAGCCGAAATCCAGACCACAACAAGCTGGTGGGTCAAAATCCGCAACCGCTTCTACATCACCTTGATGCAGCAGGCAATCAAAACCATCGTAGCAGACGTAAAACAGAAGATTGCATAAGAAAAAGCCGGTATGGGAATATCCTATACCGGCTTTTTAATGTTATCTGTATTTGTAATACCCTACGCCATTTAGCTGATTAGCAGTACTTTGAAAAACGGGATGTGGAGCGCTTTCTTTTAGAATTGCTTCAGCTGCTGAATCTTTGTACATTTGTTCTGACCAAAAATCTCCTTCTGCATTAAAAAGCTGCTGATGAGTTTGAGTATCGAAGACCTTGAAGCTTTTCATTATGACACAGAAGGCTCCTTTTGCAGCAACCGTATAGCTACATACAATTGTACCTGCAGTAATACCAGATCCCATTGTGTTTCCCTTGATACTTAATGGAACAATTTTTACCTGGAACCGGAAGCTATGGTTATTATATTCATGCTGATTATCGCCCGTATCTGTTGAATGATCATGCTTATAATAAACATCATATGGTAGCTGACCTTCTGGATCATTCATAGAAGTATTTCCTCTAAATGTTGTCAAGTGATTGACTAAATACATATCGACATTATGTGAAATCGGTGGTCTCCACAATAAACCAAAGCGTCCGGCATAAATCCAGTCGTCATCTGCGGCAAAAGCTGATGATGAAAACAATAAGGTAAATAGAGAAATAATTACTAGAAAGAACTTTTTCATTTCAAAAAGCCTCCTTATATAGATGAAATTAGTTTTTTGAAATCCCGCTATTTATTGTTTTCATTATAGCAGACGCATTATGTAGAAGCCAGTATGGGAACGTCCTATACCGGCTTTTAAATTTATGGTATAATATAGGCATCTTATCAGAGATTTTTAACATTCCGCCCCGTTGTGATGAAACTGCGGCTTGTGAGAACTTTTGATAGAGATTTTCATGTAAAATCAAGAAAAAAGCGGAAAAATAAAATCCGCCTCGCGAATTGTAAAATCCATGGCGTACTTACGCCATCTGTAAGGGGTGCTGATAAGAACCATAATCCCCGTAAGGGGACGGAAACAATACGATTTCTCCCTGGTCTTCCTCATCGGAAGTGTCGATAAGAACCATAATCCCCGTAAGGGGACGGAAACCTTGACATGCTGCCATTGTGTTCAGACGTTGCGATACTTTCGATAAGAACCATAATCCCCGTAAGGGGACGGAAACTGTTGCGCCGCTACCTTGACAATATGACAAGTCCCAGGGAATGATAAGAACCATAATCCCCGTAAGGGGACGGAAACAGTAATAGTTGCCATCTTCTTCGTAGGCGTCTTCGGGGTAAGAACCACAATCCCCGTAAGGGGGCGGATAAGAAAAGCCGATATAGGGCATCGAGTTGTGATGTCTTATATCGGCTTTTTTCTATGCTCAGAAGATTTTAATCGTCAATCAGGTGACGATATTTTTCACGGAAACGTTTCATTTCGTTGGCGAAGGTCCGCTGTGGTCGACCCAGCAGTTTTGCTACTTTCCGGTCTGAAATTCCTTCGGGGTGCTCCATCCAGATAGCCATCAGTTTTTCTGCATCCGGGTCCAGCTCTTGCAGCTTAGCAAAGAGGTATTGTAACAAATTGCGGTCAGACGTGATCTTTTCTGCAATAGCGCTTGGGTCTGCGATGTGGTCTAAAAGTGTGCCGTTGCTGGAACCGTCATCATTAAAAATGGATTCGTTTAATGATTTTGTCGGCGAAATATAGAACTCACAGTCGAGACAGTTGGTATCACACAGCCACCACTTACCCTTGGGGCAGCAGCAGCGTCCTTGATACTGCATCCGCTTCCTCACTGTGTTGCACAGTCGGTCGTAGGCTTTGAAGCATTCTGTTGGCACTACATACCATTTTTTTGTCTGTTTATCATAGATTTTCTTTTCATTGGCTTTCTTTGTCATATTGTACCTCCGATCCATCCCGGACCGGAGATAGGCACAAAAAAAGAGCATGACAGGTCGTCCGGAACGGGATGAAAAACTCGTTTCGATGGACCTGCCATGCTCGTAGACAGGGATAGATATTTAGTTTTGACCACTATGGCCGCTCGAGCCACCTGTGTACTTTGGGTGAACGCCTATAGCGGTAGGCCTTTTAACGTCTTGCCTGGGACATTGTTTTCTTTCCTGGTAATAGTATGCCCGAAAATATTGCCCAAAGTAGGGTCATAGGGATGTCCGTTTTTCAAGGTGAAAAAGCATATTTTGATGCGGAAAATCTGTGCTAAGGTGATAACTACGCAAAAAAAAGACCGGACATGGGGATGTCCGGGGCGTCGTTGAAAACATCAATATTGAAGGAAAAAGCGTTTGTGATGTATAATAAAATAGTTATATTAGCGTTTGGATTGAATGTCAAAAGAAAGACCTTCAATAGCAATTTAGAGTAGTAAGGAGATCCGGAAATGGCGGTTAAGAAAACACAATTATATGCTTCATTATGGGCGAGCTGTGATCAGCTCCGAGGAGGCATGGATTCATCTGAATATAAGAACTATATCCTCACCCTTCTTTTCATGAAGTATGTTACAGACAAGTATAAAAATAAAGGGATATTTGAAGATGTTATTGTTTTCGATAAGGCCCATGATCCGGAAACAGACCCTGATAAAAGAACAGGATGCTCCTTTGATGATTTTGTAGCCTTAAAAGGAACGAAAAATATTGGCGAAGGCATGGATAAAATCGTGGCCCGCCTGGCAGAAGAAAATGAAAGCTTACAGGGTATCATCGATATCGCCCATTTTAATGATGAAAAGAAACTGGGCAAAGATGAAGAAATGATTGATAAGCTGACCAACTTGATTTCTATCTTTCAAAAACCAGAATTAGACTTTTCCCATAATCGAGCCGAAGACGACGACATCATCGGCGATGCTTACGAATACTTGATGCGCAAATTTGCTACCGAAAGCGGCAAGAGCAAGGGACAATTCTATACGCCTGCTGAAGTTTCGCGCGTCTTAGCAAACGTCGTCGGTGTTAGCCAGTGCCCGAGCCATGATATGACCGTCTGTGAGCAAAGATGCTTGGGATTGATACAATTTAAAGGAAGGTATGCATAGCCTAAAATTCCATATTTAGCGAGGTTTTAATGTATCCCGGCAGAAAGCCGGCTTTTTTTATGCCCGAAAATAGAGCTGACGTATGTTGAGGATGAAAACTGGTGGGGAGCAATATGAATACGGCAGTAACGATAGCTTTTTATCGTTACTGCCGTTTTTTCATATTACAAAAGGGTAATCTTATTCGATATTAAATACATCATTTAAAAAACCGTATCGGCCTACATATTTATTTCCGGTGAACTCAATTATATGAATCCCATTGGCTGGATTTTCCTTAGGAATAAAAGGCATCCGTTCTTTTTGTTCAATCATGATTACTTGGCGAGATAACGCATGTTCGACCAGATACTGAATGAAATTATGCTTAATAGTGTTTGCTTTCTGGATTTGTTCAGATTCTGATAATTGGGTTAACGATGAGTCGGATGCAAAGAAATATGGAGCATAGCCGTTTTGCTCGATAATGTATTCACTCATAGCATAAGTAGTTATTGTGTTAAGAAGTGCACAAAAGCCACCGCCCATTGTAGCTGGCTTACTCTTACCATTTATTTCAATGTCGAAATTTTGCATGTTTAATCGCGCGGTATTGGCGCCACCAATCTTGGACGCAGTTAGAATCTTTATTAGATTTTCTTCGAATCCGTGAATAAGATCATAGTCAAAGAAATCGGCTATTTTTCGTTTAGTGATAACTGGGTCTTCTTCAGTTTCTTTATCGAACAATTCCTTCCTATATTGAAGTTCATTTTGCTGTAGACATTCCAGTTCGCCAGAAATTCGCATGAAATTCATTTTTTCTTCCAATTCTTGTTGAATATTGAATAACTGGGGAGTAAGTTCATTCGATATCAATGAATCAATTTTATTTTTTTGTTCCTCTAGTTTTTTTATATTCAGTAGCACCCCCTGTCTCTTTTTTTCGACGCTTTCTTTAGCTTTGAATAATCCTTCAATATGAGTCTTTATTTTTTTCAGTTCTACAGAAGATGCTTCTATGTATTTAGTATCAGGTGGGGTGGTGATTTTGGAATTGCAAAACGGACAGTGTGCAACTGTAGGAAATTTCTGAGATGCTAAGCTACCATCTATTATGAGTTCTAATCTATGTATATCTGATTGATATTGTTGATGGAGAATGGAAAAATTGTGAATTACAGTTTCGCATTCAGAGAGTTTACCATTTAAATCATAAATCTTAGACATGATGGAATGTCCTTTGGATACGGCTGTATCAATGTGATTTTTAATTTGTTGAATTTGTTTTTTCAATTCTTTTATGGCATTAGGAATATCTACAATTTCACATTGAGATGCGGCTTTTTCTAATTCAGCCCGTCGCTTACTTAAATCATCTAATTTCTCTTGTATGTATGTGAGAAGAGCTTTTTTCTTTGCCTTGCTTATAGCCGGATCTTCTTGCTTTTGCAAATTATTAGCGTCTTTACCAGTTAATAAAAATAAAAGGGTAGCTATTGACGGTGTCGGTGCGTTCCATCCGGGCGTGATAAGTGGAGAGGTTTCTCTGGCAATATCAGCCTGGCGAAGAAAGAAAAAATGTAATATGGTTCGCCAGGATAAATTTTGGGTGGTTCCTTTCTCTGAAGATAGGATTTTATGCTCAGAATCAATCCCCAAAAGAGATAGAAATACAGAATTAATATTTTTTTTAGCTGTATTGGAAACACTATAACGTCCGTTTTTAATAGATGGATCTGAACTGATTACTTCTATTTTACTATCACCAATTTTTCTATTAAGTGTTACGGACCCTCCTTGAGTTGTAAGTTCCAGTGATATTAATTCATATCCATTATTGGCATCAAGAACTTTAGATGGATGCGTTTTGCTTGGTGATGCTCCAAGAGCATAGTCCAAACAATCCATTATAAAGCTTTTCCCGGTATTGGATGGGCCAATGATAAGGTTGAATCCTGGATTAAATTCAATTATGGAACTTTGGTGTTGTCCACCAGAAACTATCAATTTATTCAAATAAAATCTATTCATGAGCATCCTCCTGCAAAGACTGGAGTGTATATCGATTGATTTCTTTTAACATATATGACTCTGACAACCTATAGGCATCTACTACAGTTTCAACAGCTAATCGATATTCTTCAGCATATGAAACTTTAAGTTCGTTAACAAAATCAAGACCCTTAGGAGTTATTTGGAATAAATAACCTTTTTTGGATGTCTTAAACCTTATGCATCTTTTAAGAACTAGGTTTTTCACGGCTTTCGATACAATTGACTTTCGTGCTAAAAATTCGCTGAATCTGTAAGTTCCGTACCCATGCAGATTTTCGTCCAGCAATCCAAAATCTGCTGCGTATACGGCAATGAAATCAACTTCACATATTTGCATAATCGTTATTGAACGATTTTTAACTTTGCTTAATAAGAGCAGGACACGCAATGCCATTTCAAAGGCAGAGCTAATAGCCTTAGTATTATCCATGTTTTTTCTTGACCCACCTTAATTTATGATCATTGACAAGATAATGACATACTCCCTTTTTTATTTTCCCGCTAATCCAATAAGGGGATGAGCTTAATAGATAATTTGGGGCAGATATTTTTACGGCTTGTTCCATTACCGACAGCATTCGTTCGTATCCATTGGGGTGGGATTTTCTGGCTGTATCTTTTACCCCATCAAAAATTTCTTCTTTGAGTACGTCAAACTGATTGGAAAGTCTATTGCTACCTAATTCCAAGACGCCCCTTTGAATAGAAGCGGCAGAATAATAGTCAACTCGACGATCATCGAGGTCATCGGCATAATCAGGATAATCACCTAAATCGTTTTTTGAAAATGATGGGAGACCTTCTGCATCACCATAGGCTCTATATAATTCATCAATATATATTTTTTCGTTTTCAGTTGCTTCTTTCGGAACCGGGATAGAACTCGGACGAGGAAGCAATTTTATTTTTTTCTCAATATCCTCAATTAAAGATATGTCGTGAGTAAAACCGGAGGAATCATTAGAAAACTCACTATTTGTTGCTGAGTTGTCTATAAGCGACAAAATAATATTTTCAAGTAAATCAGCACAAGCGTCGTCGACACAAGAATTGCCTATTCCATTATCGTGCAGCCATTTTGCTACCGCATCATAAGAATCACATTCTTCGGTTCTATCAGCAATCCAATGAGAAAACTTTTCCTTGTCACGATTAGCGTAAAGGTATTTCGCATCTGCAGGTTGGATTTTACGAGTACCTCTTAAAAATCGATATTTTGTATCGGCTTTCTTATGAAGGATAGGACATGAGTCCATAGCAGCATCTTGGATGAAATTCCCGATGATTTCATTAAAATATTGTTCTTTCTTCATTTGTCCGATGCAAAAAGGAAGTAAGCCAGAAGTAAACTCTGAAAATTTCAAGTGCTACACCACCTTTAAAGTAGTCCAGTCCGAAATTGTCCGAGGCTGTCCGTCCAGTCCGATTTTTAATGAGCGTGAATTGCTAGAATTAAGGCAGAACCAATGAGCAAGCATCTGGACAACCAAGGAAACACCATGAATTACTTATATTTTATCATACCTTGGGGAATTAGATGAGCTTATAAAGACATTTGAATGAAATTTCCGTCTCAACGTTCACATCCGGACGCGGATGTGCCCAGAACTGGGAGACGGTCTGGAAAGTTAATCACGTCAGCCTACTGGGATGGTTGGCCATAGAAGCGAGGATGCATCTTATGGTCAATTTCGACAGGCTGCCTGCGTGGATTCTCGCTTCGCATTATGCGAAGGAGATCGCGCATGGCCAATCTACAGACAAACAAAGACAAAAAGTACTACATTCCTCTGGAACTCACTTCAGAAAACGTCATCACCGAGGAGTACAAGGACTGTGAAGTCCGCTGGTCAAAAATCGGCTGCCGTAAGGTACGTACTGTCCTGATTCCGGCAACTGAAGAACAGTATCGCGCTTACATGCGGCCAATCTGGCGTGAAGACAAAAGAAAACAGCGACATGGAGATGATGAAGTATCCGCTGACAAGCTCCATGATGAATTCAAGCTGGAACCGGAATGTGACTTCAACTTGGAGGAGATTGTCCTGAAAAAAGAGTTGCTGACAGCTCTCCGGCGAGAACTAGTTGCACTGCAAGACATTGACCGGACCATCCTGACGATGATTGCCGATGGCTTCAGCGAAGCGGCGGTCGGGGAGTCAGTCGGGCTGAGTCAGAAAGCCGTCAACAAGCGGAAACATAAGCTTTACGCGTTACTGCAGGACCGTCTCAAGGATTATCGCTAAACAGCCAGGGAATCCGGCTGCGAACAAAGCGGCCGGATTTTTTTGGAAAATCGGTACTTAACGATGATGCGGTTGTCCTATTACTGGTGGAGGGCGAACGAAGAAGCCCTTTAGGAAGGAGGAACCCAAGATGATGTACACACAGACACCTGAAAAACTGGCTCAGCAGCAAAAGCTGGACCGGGAACTGGCGGCGGTGCTGATGACCATCAGCGCCACGACCCGCAGTATCGCTAGGAACATCCATCTCTTATCAATGCAAAGATGTGCGAAAGGAGTCAATCCGTATGACAAACGATGAACTGCAGAAACTGGCAGCGGCCCTGGGCGATTGCGGCAAGGCACTGCTGAAGATTTCCGAGGCCATGGCGGTGAAAGAAGATAATCCGACAGCTTCGGAAGCGAAATCAGAGAAATTGGAAAAGCCGCTGACACTGGAAGATGTCCGCAAAGTCGCTGCCGACAAGGCCCGCAAGGGATTCACGGACGAAGTTCGCAGCCTTATCCAGAAGTACGGGGCGGACAAGCTGTCCGGCATTGATGCGGCACAGTATGAAGCGTTCCTGAAGGAACTGGAGGTGATTGGCCATGCCGGATAAACATGCGGTGCTGTCCGCATCTTCTTGCTACCGCTGGCTGGCCTGCCCGCCGTCTGCGAAGGAATGTGCCAAGCTGCCGGATACCTCCAGTGAATTCGCCCGCCAGGGAACGGATGCCCATACGCTCTGCGAATTCAAGGTGAAGACGGCGCTGGGGCAGAAACTGGAAGATCCGACGAAGGGACTCACGTACTTTGATGAGGAGATGGCGGAATGCACTGATGAATACGCGCAGTTCGTCATGGAATGCCTGGCCACAGCCAAAGCATCCTGCAAGGACCCGATGATCATGATCGAACAGCGGCTGGACTTTTCCCAGTGGGTGCCAGGCGGTTTTGGAACAGGCGACTGCCTCATCGTAGCCGACGATACCCTGACAGTCATCGATTACAAGCATGGCTTGGGAGTCCTGGTGGATTCCGAGAAGAATCCGCAGATGATGTGCTATGCCCTCGGTGCGCTGAACCTGTTTGATGGCATCTATGATATCCGCCAGGTGTCCATGACGATCTTCCAGCCCCGCCGGGACAACGTCAGCACCTGCACCATGAGCAAGGAAGAACTGCTCCAGTGGGCCGAAACGGTGCTGAAGCCTGCGGCAGAACTGGCGGCGAAAGGTGAGGGCGAATATAAAGCCGGTGACCACTGCCGCTTCTGCAAGATCAAGGCAACCTGCCGCAAGCGGGCCGAGTACAATCTGGAACTGGCCCGGTATGATTTTGCCGTCCCGTCCACGCTGCAGGATGAAGAAATCGAAGCCGTCCTGGAGAGGGCCGATGAACTGGTGAACTGGGCCGGGGATGTCAAGGAATACGCATTGCAGCAAGCCCTTTCCGGCAAGCAGTGGGACGGATGGAAACTGGTCGAAGGCCGGTCGAACCGCCGCTACGTAAGTGAAGAAGCAGTCGCCGCCAAAGTGGAAGAAGCGGGCTTCGACCCATATGAAAAGAAGCTGCTCGGCATCACGGCAATGACAAAACAGCTCGGCAAGAAGCGGTTCGAAGAACTGCTGTCAAATTTAGTCGAAAAGCCGCAGGGAAAACCGGTCCTGGTACCGGAATCGGACAAGCGTCCGGCGATGCATACGGCGGCTGATGATTTTAACGCTGCAAATTAAGGAGGAAACTACTATGTCTAACAACTACGTCAATCCGTGCAAGGTAATCACCGGAGTCAATACGCGCTGGTCTTACGCCAACGTCTGGGAACCGAAGTCCATCAACGGCGGTACGCCGAAATACAGCGTCAGCCTGATCATCCCTAAGTCGGATACAAAGACCGTAGAAAAAATCCGCGCTGCCATCAAGGCTGCTTACGAAGAAGGCGAAAGCAAGCTCAAGGGCAATGGCCGCACTGTACCGGCTCTCGAAGCCATCAAAACGCCGCTCCGTGACGGCGACCTGGAACGCCCGGGCGATGATGCCTATAAAGACAGCTTCTTCGTCAATGCCAACTCGGCGACCAAGCCGGGCATCGTTGATGCTGACTGCCAGCATATCCTGGAACGCTCTGAAGTCTACTCCGGCGTCTATGGCCGTGCATCCATCAACTTCTATGCCTTCAACAGCAATGGCAACAAGGGCATCGCCTGCGGCCTGAACAACCTGCAGAAAATCCGTGATGGTGAACCCCTTGGCGGCAAGCCGCGTGCAGAAGATGACTTCGCTACGGCTGACGATGATGATTTCCTGGCATAAGGAGGCGTGATTATGGAAACTATGATGAGACTGATTCTGGATGGCCTGTACTGCCTGGTTGCACTGTGCGCCGGAGGATTCTTCGTGGCTATGATCTATACGGATATCAAAAAAGACCAGCGGGATGAAGAAATGGCTCGGCACCGGGATGAACGGGAAGAAGAGTACCACCGCAAGCAGATGGAATCCTTCCGGAAATAAGTAGTAGTGAATAGCGGCGGGGCCTTGTGCCTCGCCGCTTTTTCGAGGTGAAGCGTATGAAAACCATCAGTATCGATATTGAAACATTCAGCGATATCAATCTGGCAAAATGCGGTGTGTACAAATATGCCGAATCGCCAGCCTTTGAAATCCTTCTCTTTGGATATTCGGTGGACGGCGGCGAAGTGCAGGTCGTTGACCTGGCGCAGGGAGAGGGCATCCCGGACGATATCCTGGATGCCCTGACCGATGAATCCGTTACCAAGTGGGCGTTCAATGCCAGCTTTGAACGGGTCTGCCTGTCGCGCTACCTGTGTGACCTGGGGATGAGCCTGGACCCGTTCCGTGACCATCATCCGCTTTCCCAGGACTGTGCCAGGTTCCTCAATCCGGCAGGATGGAAATGCTCCATGGTCTGGTCGGCCTATATGGGCCTGCCCCTTTCCCTGGAAGGCGTAGGAGCCGTGCTGAAGCTGGACAGCCAGAAGATAAAGGAAGGCAAAGACCTGATCCGCTATTTCTGTGTTCCCTGCAAGGAAACAAAATCGAATGGCGGCCGGACAAGAAACCTTCCTCAGCATGCGCTGGACAAATGGACACTGTTCAAGTCCTACAACAAACGGGATGTGGAAGTGGAAATGGCCATCCAGGAGCGGCTGAAGAAGTATCCCGTCCCGGAACCGATATGGGATGAATATCATCTCGACCAGGAAATCAATGACCGGGGCATCGCCATCGACAGGACGCTGGCTAAAAATGCCATCGTCATCGATGCCCGCAGCCGGGACAGCCTGATGGCTGTGCTGAAGGAAAAGACGGGTCTGGAGAACCCGAACTCCGTCATACAGATGATCGGCTGGCTGGAACAGCATGGGATGAAGACCGATTCCTTGGGCAAAAAGCAGGTAGAAAAGCTGCTGAAGACGGCAGAAGAACCGCTGCGCAGTGTGTTGCTGCTCCGGCAGAAGCTGGCCAAATCCTCGGTCCGGAAATACCAGGCCATGGGGATGACGGCCTGCGAGGATGGCCGGGCCAGAGGGATGTTCCAGTTCTATGGGGCCAACCGGACCGGGCGGTTTGCCGGCCGGCACATCCAGCTGCAGAATCTTCCCCAGAATCATCTGCCGGATCTTTCGGAAGCCCGGGAACTGGTACGCCAGGGAAATTACGAAGCCATGGAACTCCTGTATGATTCCATCCCCGATGTCCTTTCCCAGCTGATCCGTACGGCCTTTGTGCCCCGGCAGGGACTGAAGTTTGCCGTAGCGGATTTTTCGGCCATTGAAGCCAGGGTGCTTTCGTGGCTGGCAGGAGAAACATGGCGTTCGGATGTCTTTGCCAGGAATGGCGACATTTACTGCGCCTCGGCTAGCTCCATGTTCGGCGTTCCCGTAGAAAAGCATGGCGTCAACGGGCATCTCCGGCAGAAAGGGAAAATCGCAGAACTGGCCCTTGGCTATGGCGGCTCCGTAGGAGCGCTGAAGGCCATGGGCGCCCTGGACATGGGACTTACGGAAAATGAGCTGTATCCTCTGGTGCGGTCCTGGCGGTCAGCCAATCCGCACATCGTCGATTTCTGGTGGCAGGTGGACGCCGCCGTGAAGACAGCCATCAAGGAACGTATCCCCATGCGGACTGGCTGCATCCGCTTTCTGTATCAGAGCGGCATGCTGTTCATACAGCTCCCCAGCGGACGGCGGCTTTCCTACATAAAGCCCCGGATAGGCGAGAACCGCTTCGGTGGGGAATCCGTCACCTATGAAGGCATCGGCGCAACGAAGAAGTGGGAACGGCTCGAAAGCTATGGCCCGAAGTTCGTGGAGAACATCGTCCAGGGCATCAGCCGGGACATCCTCTGCTATGCCATGCAGACGCTGCGATGCTGCGCCATCGTCGGCCATGTCCATGATGAACTGATTATCGAGTGTTCCAAAGACACTAGCGTCGATGCCATCTGTGAGCAGATGGGCCGGACGCCGTCGTGGGCTGAAGGGCTATTACTCCGGGCAGACGGGTATGAGTGCGAATTTTATAAAAAAGATTGATTTCCCGGTACTTAACATAGTGATTCCTGTCCTTTCACTATCAGAGGGAATTTCCTCGGATATTTATTTTAAGAAAGGCGGGATTCGCTATGAAGTTTTTGATTCCAGAAGATGAATTTGGCGTGTTTGCTGATCAGAGAGGTGTACCAAGGGTCGACAGCCTGTTTGTTGCAGCGACTTTTGAAAAACAGCATTATAACGTTCTGCGTGATATCGGACGAATCACTGCATCCAATTCTGGATTAAGCCCGGAATTCATTGCACTCAATTTTGAGGGCAATACATATCGTGATGCCAGGGGAAGAAAACTGCCACGTTACCTGCTGACCCGCGATGGGTTCACCATGCTGGTCATGGGCTACACAGGCTCGAAGGCGATGCACTTCAAGGAACTCTATATCCAGCGTTTCAACGAGATGGAGCAGTGCATCCGGTCGCTCCTGTCTGCCCGGCAGGAATTCCCGATGCTGACGGACATGATCTGCCGGCTGCATGAAAGCCCGAAGGCATATCACTTCAGCAATGAAGCCGACATGCTGAACCGCATCGTCCTGGGGATGTCTGCCAAGCAGTTCCGGCTGGCCAACGGCATCGAAAAAGGGCAGAGCATCCGGCCTTATCTGACTGCACAGCAGATCCATGCTCTGGACCGGCTGCAGCACCTGGATTACGGCCTGCTGTATTCCTGCCCGGATTTCCAGCAGCGCAAGCAGATGCTCATGACCTATTACAAGACGGAACTGGAGGGATGAAACATGTTTTACGTAAAAGAACCACTTAAGGATGGTGTCGATGTGACGGTCGAAATCAATGACGAAAACGTTTTCTGCCGTTGCCCGGTCTGTGGCAGGGAAGTACCTGTCAATCTGAAGGATGTCCTGTCAGACAGTGACGCTGACCTGGTGGGAACGGCAGTATTGTGCGATGAATGTGCGGAGGGGTGGATGGAACTGCATGGAAAACAATCCGAAACGTAATGCAGAGTACTATCCGGACCCGACAGCGTATCAGGCAATCAGGAACGTGGAACCACAAAGGTTCCCGTTCATGCCTGTTGTGTACGTGTGTTCGCCCTATGCCGGGGATGTGGAAGAAAATATCCGGAAAGCCTGTGCCTACTGCCGCTATACGGTAGACCAGGGATATATCCCTCTGGCACCGCATCTGTATCTACCGCAGTTCCTCGACGAAGAATCGGAACGGGAACTGGCACTCTTTATGGATATCGCACTATTGTCCCGCTGCGTCGAACTCTGGGTCTTTGGCGATGTGATTTCGGCGGGAATGGAAAAAGAAATCCAGTACGCCCAAAGAAAAGGAAAAACAATTCGGTATATTAACGAGGTGAAATAAGATGGATTTTACACTTTATAGGTCAGACTTTGCTGGCGTGGAAGCGAATTGCCGCTATCCCAGGCAGCAGAAAATCAGCTGTGCCGAGGACCTGAAGGCGGCAGCCGCCTTCGATCATGTCTGCGTAGCCTTCAAAGATTGTTATCGGAAGCGGGAGAATTTTCTCTCCGCCGACGTCCTGGTCATGGATTGTGACAACACCCACTCGGAGAATCCTGCTGACTGGATTTCCATGGAAAAGCTCCTGGCCATACTGCCGAAAGTCTCGGTGGCCGTCGTGCCATCAAGGAATCACATGAAACCCAAGGACGGGAAGTGTGCCAGACCGCGCTTCCATGCTTATTTCGGGATCCCGGATATTACGGATGAACAGCACTATACAGAACTGAAACGGGCAATCCACCGGGCGTATCCCTTCTTCGATGAAGCGGCTCTCGATGCAGCCCGGTTCATCTATGGCTGCCCTGTCGAGAAAGTATTGTGGCAGGACGGGGAAACGACAATCGACCAGGTACTCAAAGTGGGAGATACCGAGTCACGCAGTATCCCGGCCGGACGCCGGAACAGCACTATGAGCCGTTTTGCCGGCCGCGTCATCAAACGTTACGGGGCGACGGAAAAGGCGTACCAGATTTTCCTCGACGAAGCGGAAAAGTGCGACCCGCCGCTTCCCGACACCGAGCTGAACACTATCTGGGGCAGTGCCGTACGGTTCGGCAAGCGCATCGCAAAGCAGGAAGGTTACGTCAGCCCGGATGAATACAACAACGATTTCGGCACCCGGGACTCCTTGCGGCCGGAGGATTATTCGGATATCGGCCAGGCCAAGGTCATCGCCAGAGAATACGGCAACGAGCTGCGCTACACCGACAGCACGGATTTCATCCGCTACGATGGCATCTGCTGGGAAGAATCGCGGCAGGCAGCGGTCGGTGCAGCGGAAGAATTCCTGGATTTGCAGCTGGCTGATGCTAATGAACAGTCCGAGCAGGCACTCAGGGAATTAGCAGGGACAGGGATTTCGGAAGATATCATCCGTAAGGGCGGACGGAACCTGGAGAAGATGATTGAGGAAAAGCAGACCAAAGCCTACGCCGCCTACCTTGCCGCAGAAGCGTACCGGAAGTTTGTCCTGAAACGCCGCGATATGCGCTATATCCTGTCGGCCTTGCAAGCATTGAAACCCATGGTCCAGATGCCTATCCAGGCACTGGATGCAGATGAATTCCTGCTGAACACCCCGTCTTATACATATGATCTGCGGAAAGGGATGCGGGGACGGCAGGAACACCGAGCGACGGACTTCATCACGAAATGTACCTCTGTAGACCCGGGCATCGAAGGGAAAGCTATTTGGGAACAGGCCGTCCGGCAGTTCTTTACCGGCGATACGGCGCTCATCGACTACGCCCAGGAAATCAGCGGTCTCATGGCTATCGGCAAAGTCTATGTAGAAGCCCTGGTCATCGCGTACGGCGACGGCCGCAACGGCAAGTCGACCTACTGGAATTCCCTGGCCCGCGTCCTTGGCAGCTACTGCGGCGGCATCTCTGCCGATGCCCTGACGGCAGGCTGCAAGCGGAACGTCCGTCCGGAAATGGCGGAGCTGAAGGGGAAGCGCATGATCATTGCCGCCGAAATGGAAGAAGGCGTCCGGCTTTCTACGTCCATCCTGAAACAGCTCTGCTCGACGGATGAAGTGAGCGGCGAAAAGAAGTATAAGGATCCTTTTAAGTTCGTACCGACACACACGCTGGTCCTCTACACGAACCACCTGCCCAGGGTGGGAGCCAATGACGAAGGGACATGGCGGCGTCTTATCGTCATGCCCTTCAAGGCCCAGTTCGAAGGGAAGAGCGACATCAAGAACTACGCAGACTACCTGGTGGAGAAAGCCGGTCCTGCCATCCTGCAGTGGATTATCGAAGGGGCGGAGAGGGTCATTGCCAAGAACTATCACCTGGATACGCCTGATTGCGTCGCATCTGCCATCAATGAATACCGCGGGCAGAATGACTGGCTTCGGCATTTCCTGGATGACTGCTGTGAAGAAGATGCCTCTTTCAGCGAGAAGTCCGGGGAACTTTATACGGCCTATCGGCTGTACTGCCAGCAGATGAACGAGTATACCCGCAGTACGACGGATTTTTACGGAGCATTAGAGAAAACTGGGTTTGACAGGCGTAAGCGGAAAGCCGGGTATTTCATTTATGGGCTGAAGCTGAAAGTCACAGATTTCCTGTAAGAAAAAGGGAAGGGTGCAGGTCGGTGCAGGTCAATATATAAACCCCCTTTAGGGCTGAAAAATAGAAAAAATGTCTTTAAGGGAAGTTTATGAAACGACCTTCACCGACCTGCACCCCTATAAAAAAGAGGTGAGTAATATGCGAGAAAAAGTAATCGAACACCACCTGGTGATGGAAACGGAGAAGGCTGGCGGTAAGGCAGTGAAGCTTGTTTCGCCATCATTTGCAGGTATGCCGGACCGCTTGATTCTATTGGCTGATGGGAAGATGGGCTTTGTGGAAGTAAAGGCGCCGGGGCAGAAGCCAAGGCCGCTGCAGCTGAAGCGCCATGCCATGTTGCGACGGCTGGGCTACCAGGTATTCGTCCTGGATGCCATGGAGGATATTCCCGCAGTCCTGAAGGCTATCGCCCACATGCCTGATGGGAAAGGGGGCGGAGGTGCATGAAGTTCATGCCGCATGATTATCAGAAATACGCCATCGAATACATCAAGTCCCATCCCATTACAGCCCTGTTCCTAGACATGGGCCTTGGCAAGACGGTGACAACGCTGACGGCCATCCGTGACCTCATGTATGACGCCTTTGAAGTTAAGCGGGTGCTGGTGGTAGCTCCGCTGCGGGTGGCGAGAGACACCTGGCCGGATGAACTCAGAAAGTGGAATCACCTGAAAGAGCTGACCTGCAGTGTGGTCGTGGGAACCGTGGCAGAACGGCGGCGGGCTTTGCAGCAGGATGCGGATATCTATATCGTGAACCGCGAGAACCTGGCCTGGCTCTATGAGAACAGCCGCCTGGATTTCGATATGGTCGTCCTGGACGAGCTGTCGAGTTTCAAGAACCACCAGTCGAAGCGGTTCCGTGCCATGAAGGCCATGCGGCCGAAGGTGAAACGCATCGTAGGGCTGACGGGGACACCAACCGGGAACGGCTTGATGGATCTCTGGGCCGAGTTCCGTATCCTGGATATGGGGGAGCGGCTGGGAAGATATATCAGCCAGTACCGTAACTTATACTTCAAGCCGGATAAGCGCAACGGCATGGTGGTGTATTCCTACAAGCCCCTGCCGGGAGCGGAAGAAGCCATCTATCACCAGATTTCCGACATCACCGTGTCCATGAAGGCAACAGATTATCTGGAGATGCCGGAACTGGTGAGCGTAGCGAAAGAGGTCCGCTTGAGTGAAACGGAAAAGAAACGGTACGATGAGCTGAAGAAGTCCCTGGTACTGGAGCTTCCAGGCGGCGAGGTCACCTCTGCCAATGCCGCATCGCTTACCCTGAAGCTTTCGCAGATGGCGAATGGCGCGATTTATACCGATGGCAAGGACGTGGCGGCCATCCATGACCGGAAACTGGATGCCTTAGAAGACCTGGTGGAAAGCGCCAACGGGAAACCGGTCCTGGTGGCCTATTGGTTCAAGCATGATAAAGACCGTATCCAGCAGCGGATGGAAGCCCGGGAGCTGAAGGAGCCGCAGGATTTCGCCGACTGGAATGCGGGAAAGATTCCTGTGGCCCTCATCCATCCGGCCTCTGCCGGACACGGCCTGAACCTGCAGCAGGGCGGTTCCATCTTGATCTGGTTTGGCCTGACTTGGAGTCTGGAGCTGTACCAGCAGACCAACGCCCGGCTCTGGCGGCAGGGGCAGGCGGACGAGACGGTCATCATACAGCACATCGTAGCCAAGGACACGATTGATGAACGCATCCTGAACGTCTTGAAACACAAAGACGGAACCCAGGCGGCTTTGATTGAAGCCGTAAAGGCTGACCTGGGCATGACGGAAACAGAAAATGGGGGTATACTATGAAACCGGAAACAGAAGGAGAAGAAAAGCGTATGGAAGCCAAGGCGTACCTGGAACAGGCACGGAACATCAACATACAGATAGACAGCAAGCTGGAGCAGGTATCGTCTTTGCGGCAGCTGGCTATCAAGGCGTCATCGACACTCAGCCCGGTGCCGCCAAGCGGGACACCCAATCCGCACCGTCTGGAAGAAACCATCGCCCGTATGATGGATATGGAACAGGAAGTGGATGAAGCCATCGACGTCCTGGTCGAACTCAAGGCAGACATCATGATGGCTGTCAGCCGAGTGCCAGATGCCCGGGAACGGGTCGTCCTGGAACTCCGCTACCTGGCTTTCAAGGACTGGGCATCCATTGCCGATACTCTCGGACTTCATATCCGCCAGGTGTATCGGCTGCATGACGAAGCCCTGAAACACATCGAGATTCCTGGCGAATGTCACTGAATGTCACTAAAGCAGCACTTGATGTCACAGGCTTCTGTAAGATATACTATAATCAGCAAGAAAAGAATGAAGGACCGAGGCTTGAACGCCATCGGTCCTTTTTTGATGCCGGAGATGATGTAAATGCCCAGAAGACCGAAGACGCCCTGCAAATATCCGGGCTGCCCCAGGCTGGTGCCGTATGGAAGAAAATATTGTGAGGAACATGAACGGCAGTGCCAGGGCGACCGGGCTGATGCAGAAACACGTGGCTACGGATGGGAGTGGCAGAAGGCCAGGAAGTTTTTCCTGAAACGTCATCCCTGGTGCATCCGCTGCAAAGCAAAAGGCCGTCTCGTCCCGGCAACGGTCGTTGACCATATCAAACCGCATCGCGGTGATGCGAAACTGTTCTGGGACGAAACGAACTGGCAGCCCCTTTGCAAGAGCTGTCATGACCATAAGACGATGACCGAAGACCGGAACATCGAGTACAAGTACTGAATCCGTCCGTAGGGCGGGGGATGCAAATCTCTGCAGCCCTTCCGTCCATGACCGCCGCCCCCTCAAACGTGAAAAAACGCGAAATTCATAAGGGGGGATACCCGGCATCTAAAATCGAATCATCTGCTCCAGGCTATTTGGCCCGGAGCTTTTTTGTTGTGTGAAAGGAGCCTGTCATGAACGACTGCCAGCGCCGGCAGATAGAAGACATGCGGAAGCAGGGGATGGGCTACAAGGCCATCGCCAGAAAGACCAAGCTGTCACGGGACAGCGTACGGAATTATTGCAGGTGGCACCACCTCGCCGGTTACGGCAGAGCGGTGGCGGCTGCCTTCAGAGAGGAGCAAGCGTGTGAAGACATCGGATATGGAATGGAAGATGCTGCCCATCGGCCAGCTGAAGCCTGCGGCATATAACCCCAGGAAGCAGCTGAAGCCTGGCGACAAGGAATACGAGAAAATCAAGAAGTCCATTCAGGAGTTTGGCTATGTGGAACCCATCATCGTCAATTACGACATGACGGTCATCGGCGGGCATCAGCGCCTGACCGTACTGAAGAACCTGGGCTACGAAGAAGTCCAGTGTGTCGTTGTCCATATCGAGGATGAGCATAAGGTCAAGGCGCTCAACATTGCGCTCAACAAAATCACGGGTGCCTGGAACGAACAGCTCCTGGCCGACCTTATCGTCGATTTGCAGAGCGTCGACTTCAACGTCGACCTGACGGGCTTTGAAGCACCGGAAGTCGAGCAGCTCTTCTCGAAAGTGTACAACAAGAAAATCAAGGAAGATGACTTTGATGTCGACGGCGAACTGGCAAAGCCGACTGTCGCCCGTGCGGGAGATATCTGGCTCCTGGGTGACCACCGCGTCATCTGTGGCGATGCGACGCTGCCGGAAACCTATGAACGGCTGATGGCGGGGAAGAAGGCCAACATGGTGCTGACGGATCCGCCGTATAACGTCGATGTGGAAGAAACAGCCGGCAAGATCAAGAACGACAATATGCCGGATGACAAGTTCTACCAGTTCCTTTTCGCGGCCTTTGTCAATATGGAACAGAACATGGAGCAGGATGCTTCCATCTATGTATTCCACGCAGATACCCAGGGGCTGAACTTCCGCAAGGCATTCAAGGACGCAGGATTCTACTTGTCTGGCTGCTGCATCTGGAAGAAGAACGCCCTGGTACTGGGACGTAGCCCGTATCAATGGCAGCATGAACCGTGCCTTTTTGGCTGGAAGCTGAACGGCAGGCATCAATGGTATTCTGACCGCAAACAGACGACCATCTGGGAATACGACCGGCCGAAAGCCAGCAAAGAGCATCCCACCATGAAGCCTATAGCCCTGATGGCGTACCCTATACAGAATTCATCCATGAGCCACTGCATCATCCTGGACCCGTTCCTCGGTTCCGGTTCTACGCTCATGGCCTGCCAGCAGACGGGCCGCATCTGTTACGGCATCGAGCTGGACGAGAAGTTCGTCGACGTCATCGTCAGGCGCTACATCAGTGAATATGGGGACGCGGGTGTGTTTGTCCTGCGCGGGGACGAGAAAATCCCGTATGCGGAGGTGGCAGATGATGGAACAGATTAAGCTGGGCAGCCTGTTCTCCGGGAGCGGCGGTTTTGAACTGGGCGCCATCCTGGCGGGCATCCGTCCTGTATGGAACTCGGAAATCGAGCCGTTCCCCATCCGCGTGACGACGAGACGGCTGCCATCTGTGAAGCATTACGGCGATGTGAGTGCCATAAACGGCGCACAAATCGAGCCGGTAGACATCATTACCTTCGGCAGTCCCTGCCAGGATATGTCGATTGCCGGAAAAAGGGATGGCCTTGGCGGTTCGCAGTCCTCGCTGTTCTATCAGGCAGTGCGCATCGTGAAGGAAATGAGGGAAGAAACGAATGGACAATATCCAAGATATATCGTGTGGGAGAATGTCCCTGGGGCTTTCTCCAGCAACAAGGGAGAGGACTTCCGGACGGTCCTTGAAGAAATCTGCCGCATCAAAGACCCTGCGGTTTCAGTGGCTGGCTGTGCCAGATGGCAGCCTGCGGGATGCATCCTGGGAAACGGGTACTCTGTGGCCTGGCGCGTCCTCGATGCCCAATACTGGGGCGTCCCCCAGCGAAGAAAGCGCATCTACCTTGTCGCAGATTTTAATGGACAAAGTGCCGGAAAGGTTCTATTTGAGTCCGAGGGCCTGTCAGGGTATTCTGCGCAGGGCTTCCGAGCATGGCAGGGTGCTGCCGGACGTCTTGCGCCTGGCCCTGGAACGGCAGGCACAATCTGCCTGAATGACCAGGGCGGCATCCGAATGGATGTGACGGAAGAGCGGACGAACACCTTACGGGCAGAAGCCCATCATCCTCCGGTCATCGTCAATCTGCCGGGTCCGGTGTTTGAGAACCATGGAGCCGATGCCCGGTACAAGGGGCCGCTCTCTGTGAACCCATCACTCACGGCGCGGTACGGGACGGGCGGCAACAACCAGCCGCTGATCCTGCAGGGCGGGGGCAACAGAGAAAAGAAAACCTATGATGTACGGCAGACCTCGGACGGCACCCGCAATATGCGGAACCATATCTATGAGAGCGATACCTGCCGGACCGTCGACCGTTCGGGAAATGTACCGGGGAGCAACCAGGGCGGCATCGCTGTGGTGGAGCTGACCTATAGTGCCAGCAAGAATTCCCACTTCACACGGGCGGCGAAGGAAATGGCCAGTTCCCTGGTAGCTACGGATTATAAAGATCCGCCGCTCATCAACAGCCATGCTCGTGTCCGCCGCCTGATGCCGGCAGAATGTGCAAGGCTCCAGGGATTCCCGGACTGGTGGTGCAGCCATCTGGAAACAGGGAACCCGTCTGAAGAAGACATCCGCTTTTGGAGCGATGTCTTTGAGACCCATCGGAAAGCCCTGGGGAAAAAGACAAAGCCCAAGACCCGGAACCAGATTATCAAATGGCTGAAGGAACCGTACCGGGATTCTGCGGAATACAAGATGTGGGGCAACGGTGTCGCCCTTCCCTGCGTGTATTTCGTCTTGGCCGGCATTGCCTGCTTCTTTGAGAAAAAGATGCAAAAATGATTTGCTATTATCGGCGTTCAGAGTGATATATGTACTAGCAAAACAAGGAGGTACATAGACCATGACAATCCAGACGAACCTGAACGACCGCAAGGAACTGGCCAGAAGGCTGATTCCCTTCAACCATAACGAAAAGCTCCGCTATACGGGGACGCCGGCCTTTGCCTACGAAGGGCGGGGGTTCCGCATCCTTCGCAGCGGCGATATCGAATGCGATGATGAAAAGACAGAAGCCGCCATCACGGCTTTCCTGCAGGAAGCAGGAATCCTTCCGCATCCGGAACCGGCAGAAGGAACGGAACCCGAAGTGCCGCAAGAGCCGCTGGAGCAGGATGAAACGCCAGGATTGGACGCACTGCCGCATCCGGACAGGATGGAAATCAAGGTTCCCATTGATGGCATGGACGGTGCGCAGCTCCGCAACCTGGTCTTCATGCTCCACGCCCAGCAGTACCTGCTGAACCGGGCGGCAGGACATGAAAACATCCATGTGCCGGACAGGCTGGTGGAAGACTTGAAAGAAGAACCTGGTACCGACCAGACTTCCTTCTTTGCCATCTATCAGAACTATCGCAAGGAAGGGCGGGGCTTCTGGATTGCGGCAGATACGGTGACATTCTGCATTGCCGCAACCGGCAATGCTGTGAAGAACCGCGCCCTGATTGAACTAGCGGCCTTCATGGTCAGCGCAGCGAAAAAAGCGAAACGGGTTCAGGCTGACACACGGAAGCCTGAAAACGAGAAGTACTACCTGCGGATGTGGCTCCTGCGCATCGGCATGGGGACCAAGGCCAGCCACGAATCGCGCATGGCCCTGCTGAAAGGCCTGAAGGGATGGAGTGCCTTCCGCACGGAAGAAGAAGCCAAGGCTCATGCCAGAAAGCAGAAGGAACGCCGGCATCAGAACCCATAAATTTTCAATTTAATTCATAATTATTCTCAAAATGACTTGCTATTGTGTGCCTTTAGAGTGATATATAGTGTACCAAAAGAACACACGCACACATAGAAAGGACAGAGAGGATTATGAAAACACTGCACTTTGGCATCGAAATGGAAATGACAGGGATTACAAGAAGCCGGGCCGCCAGCCTCATGGCCCGCTTCTTCGGGACGGAAAGTCGGCATGAAGGCGGAGCCTACGATACCTACACCGCAAGGGATGAACAGGGACGGAAATGGAAAGCCATGAACGACTCCAGCCTGGTTCCACAGAAGAAGGTGAACGGAAACATTACAGATGCTTCCAGCTTCTACCGCACGGAAGTGGTCAGTCCCATTCTTTCCTACGAAGACATCCCGAAGCTGCAGGAACTGGTGCGGATGCTACGCAAGGCCGGGGCCTTTGCCAATAAATCCTGCGGCATCCACATTCACGTCGGGGCCGAACGCTTCACGGCAAAGACCCTACGGAACCTGGTGAACATTATGGCGAGCAAAGAAGACATGATTTACCGCGCCCTCCAGATCAACCCCTCGCGGGAAAACCGATACTGCCGGAAAACGAACACCACCTTCCTGAAGGATCTCAACCGGAAAAAGCCGGACACGCTGGACGGCATCGCCGACCTCTGGTATCAGGAAGCACCCTACGGACGGAACCATCATTACAACAGCACCCGCTACCACGGGCTGAACCTGCATGCCACCTTCACCAAAGGAACCGTCGAGTTCCGGCTTTTCAACGGGACACTCCACGCTGGGGAAATCAAGGCATACATTCAGTTCTGCCTGGCCGTCGCTCATCAGGCCCTGGCCCAGAAGAAAGCCTCGGCCCGAAAGACCGAAACGGACAATGAGAAATACGCTTTCCGGTGCTGGATGCTCCGGCTCGGACTCATCGGTGACGAGTTCAAGACCTGCCGGCTCCACTTCCTGAAACACCTCACGGGCAATTCCGCATGGCGCAATGCCGCCGCTTGAAGGGGATAGCCTTACGGGCAGCTTCGGCTGCCCTTGGGGTGGTAGAAGGGTAATCCCTTCAGAAAGGATGAGAGCGATGAAACAAAGAATCTACATTGCCTACGGCAGCAACATGAGTGAAGTACAGATGGCAAGACGGTGTCCTGACGCCGTTCTTTCAGGGACGGGCCGAATCCGGGGCTATGAACTCCTCTTCAAAGGTTCTCTGACAGGATGTTACGCCACTATCGAGAAGAAGGCGGATGCCTTCGTGCCGGTTGTTTTCTGGCGCATTTCTCCGGCGGATGAACGGCGGCTCGATGCCTATGAAGGCTTCCCGCGGTTCTATTATAAAAAAGAAGTGGATGTGGAAACAGATGACGGCATCATCAGCGGTCTTGTGTACATCATGCACGAAGACCGGCGGTTCGGTATTCCGGAGGACTGGTATTATCAGAACATGGAGCGGGATTACCGCAGGTTCGGTTTCGACCTGTCTATCCTGCGAGCCGGCCTGCGGCACAGCCGGGAACGGATGGAAGGAACGCGGCTCCGGCTTATCGCCATGGATGACAGGCAAGCTCCGCCCAAGGGAACTGAAGGCACCGTCCAGTTCGTCGATGATGCTGGAACCATCCATGTACAGTGGGATACAGGCAGCAGTCTTGGGCTGATACCCGGAACCGACGAATGGGAAGTCATCGAATAAGATGCATAAATATCGGATAGGCAGTCAGCGTCGAACTGTTCGAAGACAATGGCCACGCCATCGAATGGGTCATGAAGAATTAAAAAAGAGAACCCGAGGGGAACGCAGATGCGGTCCCCTCTGTCGTACAGCCCGCAAGGGCTTTTTTATTGGGAGGTGAGCGCCATTGGCTGTACGAGGAAGAAAACCGAAGCCGACGGCGCTCAAGGTGCTGGAAGGCAATCCCGGCCATCGTCCCCTCAATAAGAAGGAACCCATGCTAAAGGGACGGCTCCCTCGCTGCCCGGACTGGCTGGAAGATGACGCCAAGAAAGAATGGAAGCGGCTGGGGAAAGTCCTTGCTGAGATGGGGATGCTGACCAACCTGGATATGATGGCCTTTGCCGGGTACTGCCAGGCATATGCCCGATGGAAAGGAGCGGAAGAGTTCATCACCCAGCATGGGGATATGGTGCGGACGCCGAACGGCTACCTGCAGCAGGTACCGCAGGTAGCCATTGCCCAGACGAACCTCAAGATCATGCTGAAATTCTGTGAGCAGTTTGGCCTGACCCCGTCAGCCCGGAGCCGCATAGTTGGGGAAGAGAACGGGGCAGAAAAAGAAACGGATGAAATGGAACTGCTGTTAAGGGGGTGACAAGTTTGGCATTTGTATATAAGCCGTCAGCGTTCATGCTGCCGGATTCCCATTACGACAAGGACAAGGCCGACAGGGCGGTTGCCTTCATCGAGCATCTCTGTCATACCAAAGGCAAATGGGCCGGGCAGCCGTTCCTGCTCCTGCCGTGGCAGGAACAGATTGTGCGTGATCTCTTCGGCATCGTCAAGGAAAACGGGAAGCGGCAGTTCCTGACGGCCTATATAGAGATTCCAAAGAAGAACGGGAAAAGCGAGCTGGCTGCAGCCATCGCCCTGTACCTTCTTTATGCCGATAACGAGCCGAGTGCCGAAGTGTATGGTGCGGCCTGTGACCGCAACCAGGCTTCCATTGTCTTTGATGTGGCACGGCAGATGGTCGAGATGAGTCCGGCCCTGATGCGCCGCTCCAAGATACGGACGGCGGGCAAGCGCATCATCAATTATCGCAACGCCGGGTTCTACCAGGTGCTGTCGGCGGAAACCGGGACCAAACACGGACTCAATGTGTCGGGCCTGGTCTTTGACGAAATCCACGCCCAGCCGAACCGCAAGCTCTATGATGTCCTGACCAAAGGCTCCGGCGATGCCCGGGAGCAGCCGCTCTTCTTCATCATCACGACGGCGGGCAACGACAAGAACAGTATCTGCTATGAGTTGCACACAAAGGCCCTTGACTTGATGGCGGGCCGAAAGAAAGATTCCACCTTTTACCCCGTGGTCTATGGCCTGGAACATGAGGAAGACTGGACGGATGAAGCCAATTGGTACAAAGCCAATCCTTCTCTGGGGCATACCATTCAGATTGATCGCGTCCGGGAAGCCTATCGGAATGCTGTCGAAAATCCGGCGGAAGAGAATGTCTTTAAGCAGCTCCGGCTCAATATCTGGACTTCGGCCAGCATCCGCTGGATACCGGAACAGGTCTACGACAAGGGGAGCCTTCCCATTGACCTGGATTCCCTGCGGGGACGGATGTGCTACGGCGGGCTGGACTTGTCCAGTACATCGGATATCACGGCCCTGGTACTGGCTTTCCCGCCACGGAGCGATGATGAGAAATACATCCTGTTGCCTTTCTTCTGGCTGCCGGAAGACACGCTGGAACTGCGGTGCCGCCGGGACCATGTTCTCTACGACGTCTGGCAGAAGCAGGGCTTCATCCAGACGACGGAAGGGAACGTCATCCATTACGGCTTCATCGAGAAGTTTATCGAACGCCTGGGGGAAACGTACCACATACGGGAAATCGCCTATGACCGCTGGAACGCCACCCAGATGGTGCAGAACCTGGAAGATATGGGCTTCACCATGGTGCCTTTCGGCCAGGGGTTCAAGGATATGTCGCCGCCGTCGAAGGAGCTGTTCAAGCTCCTGATGGAAGGGAACATCATCCATGGCGGCAATCCCGTTCTCAAATGGATGGCCAGCAACGTCGTCATGCGCCAAGATCCTGCGGGAAACATCAAGCCGGACAAAGAAAAATCCGTCGAAAAGATTGACGGAATCGTGGCGTCCATCATGGCACTAGACCGCTGCATCCGCAACGGGACTGGCAGTGGCAGTGTCTATGACGAACGAGGTGTTATTGCATTTTAAAGACATTTGCAAAAATGGCAGGTGCTTTTTTGTGCCCGTTTTTGGAGGTATTTTATGAGAATCCCCTTTTTATCCAGCCTGTTCCGTACCCGGGACAAGCCTCAGAACTATTATATCGGCACGGATTTTCGTTATCTGTTCGGCCCCTCTGCCAGTGGCAAGACGGTGAACGAGTTCACGGCTATGCAGACGACGGCAGTGTATGCCTGCGTCCGCATCCTGGCGGAAACTCTGGCGGCCTTGCCGCTCCAGCTGTACCGTTACACGCCTGGCGGCAAGGAGCGGGTCTATGACCATCCGCTGTACCATCTGCTCCATGATGAGCCGAATCCGGAGATGACTTCGTTTATCTTCCGGGAAACGCTCATGAGCCACCTGCTCATCTGGGGCAATGCTTACGCCCAGATCATCCGCGACCGATTAGGGCGGGTACAGGGACTATACCCGCTCAGGCCGGACAAGATGACCGTCTGCCGGGATGACCGGGGAAAGATTTTTTATCTGTATACCAAGACGGGAGACGAGAATCCGAACATCAAGCCGTACGGGCAGGTGGCCCTGCAGAAGGAAGAAGTGCTGCATATCCCCGGCCTTGGGTTTGACGGCCTGGTCGGTTATTCGCCGATTGCCATGGCCCGCAATGCCGTGGGCATGACCATGGCCTGCGAGGAATACGGTGCCTCTTTCTTTGCGAACGGGGCCAGCCCCAGCGGGGTGCTGGAACATCCAGGCGTTCTGAAGGATCCGGCCAAAGTCCGGGATTCGTGGAATGCCGTCTACCGGGGGACGGGCAATGCCCACAAGGTGGCTGTGCTGGAAGAAGGCATGAAGTACCAGCAGATCGGCATCCCGCCGGAAGAAGCACAGTTCCTGGAAACACGGAAGTTCCAGCTCGATGAGATTGCCCGGCTCTACCGCATCCCGCCACACATGATTGGCGACCTGGAGAAAAGTTCCTTCAATAATATTGAGCAGCAGTCCATGGAATTTGTGAAGTACACGCTGGATCCATGGGTCATCCGCTGGGAACAGGCCATGCAGAAAGCCCTGTTCCTGCCGGAAGAGAAGAAACAGTATTTCCTGAAGTTCAACGTGAACGGTCTCATGCGCGGCGACTATGAGAGCCGCATGACCGGGTACAGCATCGGCCGGCAGAACGGCTGGCTGTCCGCCAACGATATCCGGGAGATGGAAGACATGAATCCCGTGTCGGATGAAGAGGGCGGTAATCTATACCTTGTCAATGGCAGCATGACCAAGCTCAAGGATGCCGGGGCTTTTGCCCAGAAGGGAGATACGAATGAAACATAAATTTTGGAAGTGGGTGACTAACGAAGCACCGGATTCTTTCGGCAGTGAACGGACGCTGTATCTGGACGGCCAGATTTCGGATGAGACCTGGTGGGGCGATGAAGTGACACCGAAGGCATTCAAAGAAGAACTGAATGCGGGCAGCGGCGATATCACACTCTGGATCAACAGTCCGGGCGGTGACTGTTTTGCCGCTGCCCAAATCTATAACATGCTCATGGATTATCCGGGGAACGTCACCGTCAAGATTGACGGCCTGGCCGCTTCGGCTGCGTCCGTCATCGCTATGGCCGGGACCAAGGTCTGCATGTCGCCAGTGGCCATGCTGATGATCCATAATCCGGCGACCCTGGCCTATGGCGATCAGGCAGAGATGGAAAAGACCATCGGCATGCTGAGCGAAGTCAAGGAGAGCATCATCAACGCTTACGAAATCAAGAGCGGCCTGGCCCGCACGAAGATTTCGCACATGATGGATGACGAGACCTGGCTCAACGCGAAGAAGGCCGTGGAACTTGGCTTTGCCGATGAAATCCTCTTCGACCAGAAGAAAGACGATGGGGAGCAGCCGGAAGCCATGATTTACACCCCTGTTACTGTCACCAATTCGTTAGTACAGAAATTAAAACCACGTGAACCTGTCAATAAAGTGCCAGCCGCTTCCCTGGAGAACCGGCTGGCATTGCTCATTCATTAAGGAGGACAACAATGGATACGATTTTAGCACTGCGTGAGAAACGCAAGAATCTGTGGGATGCCGCCAAGAATTTTCTGGATACCGTCCGTGATGAAAACGGCATGGTCTCTGCAGAAGATGCGGCTCGCTACGACAAGATGGAAGCGGATGTGGTGAACCTCGGCAAAGAAATCGACCGCCTGGAACGCCAGCAGCAGCTCGATGCCCAGCTGTCCCAGCCGACCACGATGCCGATTACTGAACTCCCTGGCGCAGGCCAGAATGGAGCAGAAAAGAGAGGCCGTGCGTCCGATGCCTATCGTAAGGCTTTCTGGGACAGCATCCGCCATAAGAACTTCATTGATGTACAGAACGCCCTGAGTGCAGGCACCGATGCTGATGGTGGCTATCTGGTACCGGACGAATTCGAACACCAGCTCATCGACAAGCTCCAGGAAGAGAATTTCTTCCGCGGCCTGGCCACGGTCATCCACACCAGCGGCGACCGCAAGATTCCCATCGTGACGGGTCATGGCGAAGCGTCCTGGATGGAAGAGAACGGCCTCTACCCGGACAGCCAGGATACCTTCGGCCAGCAGTCCATCGGGGCGTACAAGCTGGGGACGGCTATCCGTGTGTCGGAAGAACTGCTGAACGACAGCGCTTTCGACCTGGAAAGCTACATTGCCGGTGAATTTGCCCGCCGTATCGGCACGAAGGAAGAAGAAGCCTTCCTCACCGGTGACGGGAAGAACAAGCCGACTGGCGTGTTCCCGTCCGCGGAGCTGGGCGTGATAGCCAATGGCGCATCCATCACCTTTGATGATGTCATCGACCTGTATCACTCCCTGCGCATCCCGTACCGCCGCAAGGCCGTATGGCTCCTGAACGATGCAACCATTAAGGCCTTGCGCAAGGTGAAGGACAACAACGGCAACTACATCTGGCAGCCGTCTGTCACCGCAGGTACGCCGGATACTATCCTGAACCGTCCCTGCTACTGCACTTCCTTTGCACCGGAACTGGCGGCGGGCAGCCGTCCCATGCTCTTCGGGGACTTCAGCTACTACTGGATTGCCGATAGGGAATACCGCTCCTTCAAGCGGCTTAACGAATTGTATGCCGCCAACGGCCAGATCGGCTTCCTTGCCAGCCAGCGCGTCGATGGCATGCTGATGCTCAAGGAAGCGGTCAAGGCCCTGGAGATGAAAGCGAAGGGATAAGCCATGATTGTGACGCTGGAAGAAGCCAGGGAATACCTGCGGATTGATGAAGATGACACGAGTAATGATGACGTCATCCAGTCTTCCCTGGAAACAGCCCAGGCCCTCTGCCTGGATATATCCCGTTGCGAGGAAGCCGATGCCGAAGAGAATCCCGTGGTTTTTCACGAAGCGATTCTCTTCGCTGCGGCTTTTTTATATGAGCACCGGGAGGAAGCGGACTACGCAGGCCTTTTGAAACGTCTGCGCTGGCTGCTGTTCGGGGTCCGGCGGAGCTGTTTTTGAAAAGGGGGATGCCCATGAAGACGGGGCTTTTGAATAAACGGATTGAGATTCTGGGAAAGCAGGCCGTGACGGATGAATATGGTTTCGATACCCAGGCCGACGTCGTAGTGTACCGCTGCTGGGCATCCATCGAGCCTGCCCGGGGCAAAGTGTTCTATGAGATGGAACGCAAGGCGGACACGGAGTACAGCAAGATCACCATTCGCTGGCGTCCGGGTGTCACCCACGATATGAAGGTGAAGTATCAGGATCACCTCTACGACATCGATACCATAGTTGACCCGTATATGCGCCATGAAGCTCTGGAACTGTACTGTACGGAAGAAGTGAGGGGGACGGACAATGAGCGGAAGTGACTTTGAGGTCAAAGGATTGGATGACCTTTCAGAAAAACTGCTTTCTGCTATTGAAGAGTTTCCCGGCACTACCGAAAAGGGCCTGGTGACGCTTGGCAACAAGCTCAAGAAGGAGTGCGTAAAAAACACGCCGGAAGGCAGCACGGGCAAGCTGAAGAAAGGCTGGAAGCATAAGGTGGAAGGCTACAACGGTTCCGAGCTGGTCTATGAGCTGATCAACAAGCATCCCGTACATCACCTCTTAAATAACGGCCATGCGAAGAAAACACCTGGCGGCAGGACCGTGGGCTATTATGAAGGCCAGCACTATACGGAGAAATCCGTCAAGGTCTTCGAAGCCAGCGACTTGCAGCCGGGACTGGAGAGACTCACGAAGAAGCTCCTCAAGAAAGCAGGCGGCACATGATCCATGATATCGATATCTTGCAGGCGGTGCAGCAGAAACTCAAAGAGCGGTTCCCGTACCCCGTCTATTTGCAGGAAGTCAAGGAAGGCTTTGCGCCGCCGGCCTTTTTCCTGAAGACAATGACGGTAGCGACGCCGCAGAAAGAAAACGAGGTCTACCGGGATACGGACCTCTACATTACGTATCTGCCGAAGAAGCAGGAAAAAAGCACGGCCATCTACGCCGTGCTTTTTGCTGCGGAAAATTTATTCCGGGACGGACTGAAAGTCGGCAACCGTTATCTCCCTGTCGTGTCTATGAGTGAGGAGCTGATGGGGACGGACAATGACGGCGGGCGTCTGACGCTGACCTTCCAGTACTATGACGCCCGGGAAAAAGAAGAAACGGCAGAAATCATGAAGGTACTGCATCAGCGGTATCAGGGAAAGGAGACGTAACCCATGAAAATGCCATCCATTAATATCGCGTTCAAAGAAAAAGGCATCAGTGCCGTCGAACGCAGCGAACGCGGTATTGTCCTTCTGATTCTGAAAGAAGAGACACTGCCGTCCCAGACGGAAGTGAACCTGTACACGGCAGATGACATTCCCAAAGAACTCTCAGACAGCAACCGTGAGCAGCTGGAACTGACCCTTCGCGGCTACGTGAACAGTCCGAAGAAGGTCATCGCCGAAATCATCAGCAAGGATGCAGAAGATTATACCGATGTCCTCAAGGCCATCGAGAACAAGCGCTTCGATTACCTAGTCATCCCGGACATCGAAGAAAACCACATCGACACTATCGCGACCTGGATCAAGGGGATGCGGACGAATAAGAATAAGCGCATCAAGGCCGTCCTGCCGGACTGCACGGCGGATACGGAAGGAGTCATCAACTTCGTCAATCAAGTCATCCGTACGAAAACGAAGACCTACACGACGGCCCAGTACTGCGGGCGCATCGCGGGCATCATCGCAGGAACGCCGATGACCATTGCCTGTACGTATGCGCCGCTGCCGGAAGTCATCGGCTGTGACGTCTGGACGAAGGAAGAAATGGATACCATGACGGATGCCGGCAAGCTGTTCTTTTTCTTTGACGGGGAAAAGGTCAAGCTGGGCCGCGGAATCAACTCCCTGGTCACGACAATCCAGGGAAAAGGCGTATCGTTCCAGAAAATCAAGCTCGTCGATTTAATGGACATGATGTATGACGATATCCGCACCACAGCCCAGGATCATTACCTTGGCAAGTATGCCAACAGCTATGCCAACCGATGCCTCCTGGTGACGGCTATCCAGGGGTATCTTGACCAGCTGGCCCAGGAGGGCCTGCTGGAACAGGGGCAGAACACGGCTTATATCGATGTGGAATCCACGAAGATTTGGCTGGCATCCAATGGCAAATATACGAAAGAGGAACTGGCGGACATGTCGGAAATGGACATCAAGCTGGCCAACATCGGCAGCAATGTCTTCATCGCCGTAGATGCTTCGCTCCTGGATGCCATGGAAGATGTCACGATTGCCGTCAATATCTGAGGAGGTGAAGTACAGTGAACAGCATGGAAGCCAAACGGGTGATGAACGGAAAGTATGCCGACCTCTATATCGACGGCGACCTCATGGCCGAAGCCACGGCTTTCAAGGCCGAGGTCACCCTGACCAAGGAAGAAGTGAAGATGCTCCGCCATGTCGGCAAGGGCTACAAGGTCACGGGCTATGACTGCAAAGGGCAGCTGAAGCTCCATAAAGTCTCGAGCTACATGATCAAGAAGATGAACGACAACATTAAGGCGGGCAAGCAGACCGTCGTGACCATCGTCTCCGTCCTAGATGACAAGGATGCCATAGGCAGCGAACGCATCGTCATCAAGGATGCGACCTTTGACAGCCTCATTCTGGCCGACTGGGAAGTGGACAAGATGGGCGAGGAAAGCTACAGCTTCACTTTCTCGGACTGGGACCTCTTGGATTTAGCATAAGGAGAACAAGCACATGAATATGGTAGACCGACTGCTGAAAGCAGATGTAGTGAACAAGCTGGCCGAACGGCCTGAAAAGAAAGTGAAGATGGAACGGCTCTCGAAGTTGTTCGGATTCGATTTTATCATCACGCTCCGGGCTATCGACCCAGAACGCTACGCCGATATCCAGAAGATGGCCGTGGACTTCACCAACGGCAGCGCCGATAACATCGACATTTATCAGATGCAGACCCAGACGCTCCTGGCGGGGATTGCCGACCCGGACCTCAAGAACAAGGATCTGCTGGAAAAATTCGGGGCCGTACTTCCTGGTGACATCATCCGCAAGCTCTTCCTGGCAGGTGAGATTGCTGATCTCACAGCGCAGATCACAGAACTCAACGGCTATACGACCCAGGAAAAGGCGGACAAAGCCGTAAAAAACTGATCCGGACCGATGGCGAAGTGCAGGCAATGTATCTCCTGTTCCGGGAGCATCACCTGCTGCCGTCAGCGGTCATGAAACTGGGATACGGCGAACGGCAGGTGCTGTATGCTTTCATCCGCTATGAGATGGAAGAACGCGATAAAAAAGTATCTTCAGCATTATCGGATTAACTGCTGAAAATACGGCTATCTGCCATAAAGTCATAAGGCAGGCTCAAGCCACTTAGATATTTCATAGACGAAGTCGCTTTTTTTCTTGCATTGTGGGTGGCCGACACGTAGTACATGAAAGGTTTGATTGCCCAGGGTGGAAATGGCTTCCTGCCAGGGCATTTTTCTTTTCCCAATGTCTTTAAAACCGTTGTAATGAATATTATAACGGTCAAAAACGTTAGGGATGTAATCGTCATAATACCAAGATGTATAAAAAATGATATGAGTAGGATGTATTACCTTTAATTCCTGCTGAAGGACTTTTAGGTTTAGGATACAGTTGGATTTTACAAAATCTGAGGTAGTATCCTTTCCTCCGGAATTGTTGCATTTGACAATATTGGTAAATGCGATGTGTTCTATAGAATCGTCACCGAATATTCTCTGAGTGATAGCACGAGTATAGCTCCAATATGGCCAGCTTTTGTTCCACAGAGATTCACGGGTATATTGAAAGGGATTGCGGAAGCCGTCTTCAATCGTGCCGGGATTGTTTCTGGCATTTTTACCGACAAATAGAATTCTCTTGGAAGTTTTATTAAAATCGGAACCTACGCACCAGCAGCCAATCGGTAAGGATAAATGTTCTTTCTTGTGACATTCTTCACAGATTTTGCAAGTACCAAGCTCCATATGGTGATATCGTTCAGCTAATCTTTTTTCTGTTTCATTGAAATAGCGCATTGGAATTCCTCCGTAACGATAGATTTCTTTTATCTTACTATATTTTTAATATCTGTAACAACATTGAGAGGTGAAACAGCATGGCCAATAATGTCATCGATGCCGCCATCCGGCTGCGGGATTTGTTCACGCCGACCGTGCATAGCGTCAATGCCAGCCTGGGGACCATGAAGACCCAGATGGCGGCGGCGAAACAATCGGTCAGCGGACTGTCGGACAAGCTGACGGAGCATGAGCGCATCCAGAAACGGACGGCGAAGAGCATCGAGCAGACGGGAAGCAAGATTTCCGGCTTATCAGACAAGATAGCCCTGCTGTCAGCCCCCATCCTGGCAGCCGCAACGGCAGGCTTCAAGCTGCACAGCGACTTTGCCAACGGTATCGCCAAGATTTCGACTTTGGTCGACACGACGGTTGTTTCCATGCAGAAGGTCAGTGATGAGATTCGTGCTGTCAGCGATGAAACGGGCGCAGGTGTCGCTGATCTTTCGGAATCGGTCTACCAGGCCATTTCCGCTGGTGTCGATGCGGCCCATGCCGTGGGCTTTGTCAAAGACATGACAATTGCTGCGAAAGCCGGCTTCACCGACACGACGACTGCCGTTAACGGTGTGACCACGGTCCTCAATGCCTATGGAAAATCGGCAGAAGAAGCCACGGCGGTGACGGACCAGATGCTCCTGGCACAGAACTTCGGCAAGACATCCTTTGGCGAGATGGCCCAGTCCATGGGCAATGTCATCCCCATTGCGGCACAGCTCAATGTCAGTACCCAGGAACTGTTCGGTTCCATCGCCGTCCTGACCAAGAACGGTATCCGGACCAGCGAGGCCATTACCGGACTCAAGGCGGCTTACAGCAACATCCTGAAGCCGTCTGCCGAAGCGGCGAAACTGGCTCAGTCCCTTGGCCTTGAGTTCAATGCGGCTCATCTGCAGAGCGTGGGCTGGGTGAAGTTCCTGGACGAAGTGAAGCGGGCGACAGGCGGCGATGCCGAACAGATGGCCCAGCTCTTTGGCTCTGTCGAGGGCCTGAACAGCATCCTGGTCCTGACGGGCAAGGGAGCCGGGGACTTCGATAAGGTCATGGACCAGATGGCCCAGTCTGCCGGCATGACCCGGGAAGCCTATGAGAAGATGCTGACCCCGTCGGAGCAGATGCAAATTACCATGAACCAGCTGAAGAATGCCGGCATGGATTTAGCAGTGTCGTTTACGCCGTACTTCAAGGCCATGTCGATGCGCGTCAAGGAACTGGCTGCCTGGTTTCGTGCGCTTACACCGGAACAGAAAACGCTGATTGGCCAGGTGGCTTTTGGCATCGTGACCTTCCAGCTCTTCGGTTCCACCCTGGGGCGGGTGCTGACGGTCGGCGGCAGGGCTTTTGGTACTTTCAACTCTATTGCCACGGGCATTAGCAAAGCCGGCAGTGTCTCGAAGTATCTCTCGACCCAGTTCAAAGGACTCATTCCGGTCTGCCGGGGCATTGCCATCGTGGCCAGGGGCATGGGCAGTACCTTTCTGACTGCCGGACGCATGATGATCACCATCATCCGTGCCGTAGGCGCCGCAGCCATGGCCAATCCCATCATTATCATCATTGCCGCGATTATTGCTGCCTTGTACCTTCTGTGGAGGAACTGGGATACCGTGTCGCATTATATCGAACAGGCTATACAGGCTGTATCGGACGCCGTCGATGCAGGGATGAACTGGATCAGTTCTGCCTGGGACGGAGCCATGAACGGCATCAGCGAGACGGCCTCCAGTATCTGGGAAAGCATCAAGGACACCTTTCGCAGCGGTGTGAACTGGGTCATCGACCAGGTGAACGGCCTGATTTCCAGCATCAACGGCCTGTCTATCGACATTCCGTCCCTGACGGGAGGGGCGCCGACCCATGTGGGATTTGATATCCCAAGTATCAGCCACTTTGAAAGCGGTGTCGAGAACTTTCGTGGCGGCTTTGCCGTCATCAATGAAGACCGCCGGGGCGAGCTGGTACACCTGCCCAACGGCAGTACGGTCATACCTCATGATGAAAGCATCCGTCAGGCCATGAACGCCGGCAGCGGCGGCATCACCATCTGCATTGATACGATGAACGTCCGCAGCGAGCAGGACATCGACGCCGTCGCTGAAAAACTCGTCGAAAAAATGAGACTGTACGGCATGAACCGCATGAAAGGAGCGACCCTCTGATGAGTTCTTTCTTAGCATCTCTGTTGAACGCCATCGGCCAGGCTGCATCTTCCCTCACGATTTCTCTCTCTTCTGAATCGGCAGCGGTGGTCTTTCCCGTCCTGCCTTCGGAGCTGATGGTATCTGTCAATACGAATCATGGCACGGTGAACATCAATAACTTCGGCGACTACCTCATGATGGGAAAGACGGGACTCAGGACACTGACCCTTTCCGGATTTTTCCCAGCACAGGATTATCCCTTTGCCATGATGGGCCTTGCGCCTTATACATACATCGCCCAACTGGAAACGATGCGTACCGGTGACAGCGTCTGTCAGCTGACGGTGTCGGATACGCCGCTTTCCATGCCCTGCCTGATTTCGTCCTTCAAGTTTGGTGAAAAGGACGGCAGCGGCGATGTCTATTACGAGCTGGGCCTGACGGAGTACCGCTACGTCACAGCACCGGAGACGGGAAAGACCGATGCTGCGACAGGGCTGAAGAAGCGGCCGGAATCGTTCTGGTCGAAGATGAAGAAGAACATCACCTATTATCCCGGTGACAGCATCGGCAACGTCATCGGCCGGGCCGTGGGGAAATCGGTGACGCTCAACAATGAGCAGTTCTCGAAGTTCCAGATCTATCGCAGCATCGTCCGTAACGGCGGTCTTTCGCCCGGGGATATCATCCGCCTGACGACGATGAACCTCAAAAGGAATGATGAAAATGTTCCAGTTGCAAAGAATCAATAAGAAAAGCAATACCGAGGATGCTCAGACGGAAGGCCAGAAAAAGCCCGAGAACGCAGACCTTACGGGCTGGCTGATTTGTGCAACTTGGTCCGGGGACGTCGAGCAGGCCGGACGCAGGCTGGAATTCGACCTGGCCTATACGACACGGGATAAATCTTGGCAGAATCCGGAACTGGAACTGGGGGACGAGGTGCTGTTTATCCACATTGACGATAAGACGCAGCAGACTGTCCACCTGTTCCAGGGACGTATTTTTGGCCGCAGCCGGGAGAGCGGCTCTTCCGTGATGCATTTTACAGCCTTTGACAATATCGTCTATCTGGCCAAGTCCCGCATGACCAAGAAGTACACGAACGTCACAGTGGCCGACGCCATCCGCCAGACCATCAATGACTTTTCTATTCCGGCCGGGACTATTCCCGACCTGCCCGTCACCTGCAATTTCATTGCCGATGATATCTCGGCTACGGAGGCTATCAAGCAGGCATTATCCTATCAGTCTGCACAGGATGGAAAGGGATACCATATCTACATGACCGAAGGGAAGCTCAACGTGGTCTGCATGAATGACCAGGTGGTGGGGGACTTCCTGATCAGCGATGTGACGAATCTGACGGGCGCGTCTGTTTCTGAATCGGTGGAAGACATGGTATCGAAAGTGGTCGTCGTTGACAGTACGGGACAGACGAAGGGGGAGCTGCCCAATACTACAGACATCCAGAAATTTGGTCTCATCCAGGCCATTTGCAAGGCCGACCCTAAGCAGGACGATGCCTCGCAGGCAAGGGCCATGCTGAAGACCGTCGCCCATGACATGTCCATCCGGGCCATCGGTCATATCCAGTGCATCGCTGGGCTTTCTGTCTCAGTCCAGGAAGAACAGCTCAAGGGCCAGTTCTTCATCAAGTCGGACAGCCATAAAATCGAAGGCAACAAGCACCTGATGGAGCTGCATCTGGTATTCAACAAACTGCTGGATGAGCAGAAACAGGAACTGGACAGTACATCGTACAATGCCAACCCAGACTATGTGCCGCCAGCGGAAACGGAATCGACATCTTCTGTTCCTGCAGGTGGCGCTATCGCTGGCAGCAGTGTGGTCGATGCGTGCATGGCCAATTTCGAGGGTACCGTTTCTCCCTATGGCTCAGAAGGCTGTGTCGACCGGGCGACCATCGCTGCGGCGGGCTATTCCCCTTTTGTAGCGCAGGAATATAACAATGGCGTGAAAGGCTGCGACCAGCTGCGCGCCGATGCCGAAGCGCAGGGTATGGCTATCCCTTATGACCCGTCGCAGCTCGAAAAGGGCGACATCATCATGTACAACCGCTACAGCAAGCCGGACCCGAACTGGCATGTCGTCGTCTATGACGGAAGCGGCGGCTGCTGGGGCAACAGCTCCAATGTCTATGGCTGTTTTCATCACTACGAAGGCAGCATCGATATGGGGAGCGACTATTATCCGGCGACCATCATCAAGACATCGAGGGGGTGACAGGAGATGCAGAAAAATCCGTATATCAGCCTGCTGAATCTGATGGAGCAGGTCAGCCGCAGCAGCAATAGCCCGGACATTCAAATCGGGCAGATCCTTGCTTCGCCGCCAGAGATTAAAGTCCGTTACAACGGCATCATCCTGACGAAAGAGGAGCTGTGGATTTCCCATTATCTCCTGGCAGGTTATGGCCGCACGGCTAAAGGCCATCTGGTATCGGCGACACAGAACCGTGCCGGCGGCAGCGGCGATGCGGCTTACCAGTCCCATAATCATGATATCGATAATGCCTACACCGATTCCGTCATCTATACGGATACGCTGAAGCCCGGCATGTACGTGGCCATCATGCCCATGCTCATCAACGACCGGATTCAGCAGTACATTATTTTGGATGAGATTGTGAGGATTGATGGCCATGGCTGATCCTTTTGTAGCAATGAACAGCATCCAGGCAGCGAACCGGAATGAGTCGCTGCCTCTTTTCGTAGAATACGGCTATGACTTTGATAAGCAGTGCTTCCGCTACGATGAAAAAGGCCAGAACCTGATGGTGACAGAAAATGAAGCCCTCAAGGTCTGGATTTATAAGGCAATCCTCACCGAGCGGTATCGCTACTTGGCCTATGATGACAGCTATGGCATTACCATCGAGCCGTATCAGGGGAGAGCGCCAAACAGCCAGTATACGGCAGACAGGATTTGCCAGAATATCCGTGAGGGATTGATGGTGAATCCGTACATTGCCCGCATTAACCATATCGAGGTGGAGAAGCGGGAACGGGATGACTTGGCCATTACGGTTGACGTCACTTCCATTTACAGTGACGAATCATTGACCGTGACGGCAGGAAGGAGCGAGGCATGAGCAATTTATTTGATGCACAGACCAAAGATGTGATTGAGAGCCGCATGGCCCAGACCCTGCACACCATTACGGAAAAAGAGCAAAGTACCATGGAAGGCACCTTTGCCCGCGACCTGATCGACGCCAATGCTGTGGAATTTGAGAGCAGCTATGCCGAGCTGGCCATGTTGCGCGACGCGGCCTTTGCCGAAACGTCCTGGGGCGACTACCTGACGCTGCGGGCAGCGGAATTTGGCGTCGATCGCAAGAAAGCCGTCAAGGCCAAAGGAGAAGTTACGGTGACGGGGATGGCAGGAGCCTACATCATTCGCAGCAGTCTCTTCCAGACAAAAGACGGCCAGCGATTTTATACCCTGGAGTCGGCCACCATTCCTGCCGATGCCGCTGAGGTTACGATTCCCGTGGAAGCTGCCGATGCCGGGGCGAGTGGCAATGTGGCCGAAGGAACGATTACAGAAATCCCCTATTCCATCCCGAATATCTCGGCAGTCGTTAACCATAAGAAATGCACCGATGGGGCGGATGAAGAAACGGATGACGCACTCCTTGCCCGGCTCCTGTTCCGGGTGCGCCAGCCTATCACCTCGGGCAATGCGAATCATTATCGTGACTGGGCCATGTCTGTCGATGGCGTCGAGAACTGCAAAGTCATCCCGCTCTGGCAGGGCAATGGCACGGTGAAGGTCATTATCGTCACGGCAGAGAATGAATCGGCATCGGCTGAACTGATCCAGGAGGTCTATAACTACATCGAAAGCCAGCGGCCTATCGGTGCGACCGTGACCGTCGTTTCGCCGGCACCATTATCCATTGATTTGACGGCAGATGTCTATGGCACAGCCAGCCCTGATGCCGTAAAGGCAGCCATGACAGCCTATCTCAAGCAGACGGGCTTCACGCTTTCTTATGTCAGCCTGGCCCAGATGGGGAAACTCCTCCTTTCCATCAGCGGCATTACGGATTATAAGGATTTGAAGCTTAATGGAAAAGCGGCCAACGTGGAACTGACGAACGAGCAGATCCCCGTGGCAGGGAAGGTGGTGCTGAACCTTGTCAGCCAATGACTGGATGCGGCAGAGCCGGATGGATATCCTGAAGTATTTGCCGAATTTCTTATCCAAAGACCCGATGTTCCACTGCGCGGCAGAAACCTGCAATGAGGAGCATGACCGTCTGCGCCTGGCTCTGCAGGACCTGGCGGACAACTTCTTCGTGAACACCGCCACCTGGGCGCTGCCGCTTTATGAATCGTTCCTGGGCATCAAGCCCGGTGACGGAGATAGCGACGAATTCCGCAGGCAGCGGATCCTTTTCAAGCTGCAGCACGTGGATGTGTCTACGAAAGATTTCATGAACTCCATCATTAATCTCTACAGTGCCGGCCATATCGAGGAAGTCAATGAGGAGTATTACTTCAAGGTGTACTGCATCATGAACGACAAAGATACCACGACCTTGCAGAAGCTCATCACGCAGCTCAACATCTACAAGCCGGCCCATCTGGGATACGCCATCTACCTGGGTTATTCCTGGAATGGCAAGATTCACTGGAACGGAGAAGCCACCTTCTCGACGGCAACCATCGTATCCCAAAAAGGAGTGATGACAAATGGATGATTACAGCAAAGAGAAATGGTCTGCCGACTTCCCGGACCGTGCCGGACAGGAAGTCCGGCCCACAGAAGCTGTGGAGAATACGCTGGATTATGACGTGCTTTTCCCTCAATATCTTTCAGAAGACCCGGTCGTCTTCAATCAGCAGAACAAGACCGTGTCCCAGCTGGTCAGTAATGATGCCCGGCTCTATGAGCGGATTTCCGCTACGGCAGCCGACATCAATGCCCATCTGACCGATGCCAAGGCCCATGCCAGCGGCATCAGCGGCAATGCGGCCAGTGCGTCGAAGCTGCAGACGGGGCGGAAGATTCACCGGGTTGTCTTTGATGGCACGAAGGATATCACCCTGCCAGATTTCAGCGGTTGCGGCGAAAAGACGGCAGGCCAGAGCGGCATGGTCCCGTCACCTTCAGCCGGGAAGCTGAATACCGTCCTGCACAGCAATGGCAGCTGGGGCAAGGTCACCTACGCCGATATGGACGAGGAAGCCGTGGCTAAGATTCAGGCCTGTCCGTTCCCTGTCAATGCCATCTATATTTCCGCAGACGGGAAGAATCCGGCAACGTACTGGCCGGGTACGACCTGGGTGGCCTTTGCCATGGGCCGCTGCCTGATTGGTGCCGGTACGGCAGACAGCGGAACCATGTACAAGGCCGGGGACAAGCTGGGTGAGGAGAAGCACAACCTTACGATTCCAGAAACTCCGGCTCATGGCCATACAGTCGGAGACAGCGGAAATCATCGTCACTGGTCCTGCGGGTCATTGCCGCGCAACTTCCAGTGGGATGCCTGTGAAGGCAATGATGCACCTGTTGCCGTAGGTTATGGCGACGGTTGCTGGCATGGGAATCAGGTGGACGGGCATACCTCCTGGGATGGGAATCATTCCCACAGCCTTTCCCGGACGGGTGGTGGCCAGCCGCACAACAACATGCAGCCGTCCATCGTCGTGTACATGTTCCAGCGGACAGGCTAGGAGGTGAGGAATATGGCTGAATGGTTACAGATGGCCGCATCCTTGGTATCGGTCCTGATGCTCTGCGGCGTCATCTTTAATTTCAGCGTCATCAAGCCGCTGAATGAATCGGTGCGGAGCCTCCGGGACTGTATCGCAGAACTTCGCCGCCAGCTGTCGGATACGGAAGCCAAGCGGCAGAAGATGGCGGAACGGCTGTCCCGGGTGGAAGCCCTGGCAGAACATGCCCACCGCAGACTGGATGCCATGGAACAGCGGCAGCCGGAACAGGGGGGATGGAAATGAGCTTCTCTGTAGTGCAGAACCGGATCCGCCTTGTGAGGGGTGATTCGGCAGAAATCCGCCTGGTCATTTGCGACCGTGTGACGGGGGAACCTTTCATCCCTGGAAAGCACGATGAGCTGGCGTTCACGCTGAAACAAAACTTTGCCGATGAAAAGCCTGTCCTGACCAAGACACTGGAACAGGGCATCCGGCAGGAAGGGGCGGCGTGCTTCCTGGTTTTCTGGCCGGACGATACCCGGAACCTTCCCTGCGGCCGTTATATCTATGATGTGGAGCTGGTGCGGGAGAACGGATACACCGATACCCTTATTCCGCCCCGGCCTTTTTTCCTGGAAAGGGGCGTGACGGACAATGGCACATAAGGGGAACAACCTTGTCGGCATTCTTTCCATGCCCCAGGCCCCTTCCGGGGACTTTCAGGAAAGATGCATCGTCCCATCCGACGAGGAACAGGTCGTCACCGCTGACAGCGGTCATGCGGCCCTTTCCCGGGTGACGGTAGCTGCCATCCCGTCGAACTATGGCAGAATCAGCTTTAATGGCTATGAGTTGAAAGTCGAGTAAAGGAGCAATCAACATGGCGAAAAACGTAAAAATCAATTCGGTCGTGTATGCGGAAGTGCCGCAGGTTTCCATCCCTTTGGCAGAAGGGCAGGGGACAGCTGTCTTTTATGATACGACCGGGGCTGCGGCGGCATCGGGCGATATCCTGACGGGAAAATCCGCTTTTATCGGGAACGGCTTCGTCGCGGGTTCCATGCCCAATAACGGAGCCATCAGCGGCAGTATCAGCAAGGCCGATGGCACGTATACCATCCCGGCCGGGTTCCATAACGGCAAAGGGGCAGTCCGCATCAGCAGCGAGGAACAGGCCAAGCTGGTCAGCGGGAACATCAAGTCCGGGGTGACGGTCCTCGGCATCAGCGGCAAGTCCAGCGTAGTCGATACCAGTGATGTCACCGCCGCCGCGGGGACGATTGTCAGCGGTAAGACGGCCTACATCAATGGTACCAAGGTGACGGGCAGTCTGACGACCGTTTCCGTTTCCCAGGACAGCCTGACGAAAATCCTGACTGTCGAGTAAGGAGGGAAGGCCATGAAGGTAAATGTGACGATAGCCGGAGCCAGTTACAGCGAAGTGCCATCCATCCTGATTCCCCTAAAAAAAGGCGGCAGGGCACGGTTCTGCGAAGTGTCTGACACAACGGCGAAAGCCGCCGATGTGGCTAAGGGGAAAAAGTTTTATACTTCAGAGGGTGAACTGGTGACGGGGACGGCTGACCTGTCACAGGCAGATGCACGAAAGACGATAACCCTGATTCAAAAAGAGCATCAGACCATTACGCTTACCTGCAACCATCCGGAGTTATCCTCACAAACAGACTCAGATGGAAATACCGTATATGCTACAACGTATCAGGATACCTTGAGCATCAACTTGAAAGCAGATACCGATTATTATGCGGGGAAAATCACTATCAACGGGGAAGAGCAGGAAAACAGCAGTACCAATCCTCAACTTGCTTATATATCGGCACCCATCAGTAATGGCATGATTGTCAGTGCAACCGACGCCGCCCCGATTCCCACTGTTCCTTTTACAGATGTAAGCCTTACGATGACGGGACAGGGCACGCAGTGGCTGACTGGCCATATGCTTATGACGACGAAGCAATCCCCGGAAAGCCCTAAGATAGTCGGCGTGGGGGCTCTGGAAAATGGAAGCCGTAAAGGGCTGCTGTTCCTGTTGGATGAAGAAAAACGATATGCAGGTTGCAAAGTTGAACTTACGACAGGGACAGGAATATCGGATACCACAGAATTGTTCTATGAGAAAGATAATGATCTGGGGGTCATAATGATTGGGGAAATATCAGATGCTTTATATTCTTATCTGGCAGAATCTTCAGAGACAAATGCAGAAGTCATACTGACAGTTAAGGTGGTGGGATGAGTTTGTTTGAGAAAGTGAATATCCCCGACTGTATCGTCATTATCGGTCTGGTCACAGCACTAATCCTGGCGATTTTTTATGCCCTGAACGAACTGGCTATGTCCATTGCGTCAGGGCTTCTCGGTTACATCGGCGGCACCGTGAAGTCCGCCGTTCATCAGAAAGGAGAAGAAAAACATGAAAGTATTCCTGAATCCCGGCCATGCGCCGGGCGGCCATCCCGATCCGGGGGCCGTCAATAGTGAAAGCGGTCTGCGTGAGTGCGATGTCGCTTTGGCAGTCGGTCAATCTGCGGAAAGTTACCTGAATGCGGCAGGAGTAGCAACAGAACTGCTCCAGTCTGACAGCCTGGAGGAAATCTGCGAGGCCACCAATGCCAGTGATGCGGACATCTTCGTGTCCATCCACTGCAATGCCGCTGAATCCGAAGAAGCCAACGGCACGGAAACCTGGGCCTGTGCCGGCAGTTACCGTGGCAGCATGCTGGCTAGTTGCATCCAGAACCAGATTGTCGATGCCCTGGATACGACAGACCGGGGCGTGAAGATTGCCACGCCCGGCGTCAACGGCCTGTATGTCCTCACGAACACGGACATGCCCGCTGTCCTGGTCGAACTGGCCTTCATCACCAATCCTAGTGATGAAGAAATCCTGGCCAATGCTCAGGATGCCTTGGCCAGAGCAGTGGCACGGGGCATCACCGATTACGAACAGCTGATTCTAGGAGGTAAGTGACTATGAATCGTGATGAAATCAAGAAAGCCGTCGCCGATGCCGTCGTATCCTTTGCCAGGAGCGAAGCCGAAGCGGCCATCAAGTCCATCGACCTGGATGATGTCCAGAAGCTGGTGGAAGCGCAGATGAAGAACCTCACAGACCCGCTGGAAGCCGAAATCCAGACCACCACAAGCTGGTGGGTGAAGATCCGGAACAGGCTGTATATCACCTTGATGCAGCAGGCGGTCAAAGCCATCGTGGCTGATGTAAAACAGAAGATTGCATGAAAAGAGCCGGTATGGGACATCGGGAAGGATGTTCTGTACTGGCTTTTTATGTTACAATGAAAAATAAGAACTTTCAATGTCTGGACTGTAAATGGCTGATTGAGAGGAAAGCAACATGTGGAAGGTACTCACCGAAGAATTAAATCAAATCGGCTCTGAAGGCGGCAAGATTCTAAAAGATGAAGAATATAAAGGACAATGCCGTATTACCTTAGAACGATGCATTCGTTACGATGCCATCACCTGTGGTGTGTACGGCGAAATGGTTCACACTGCTTATTCTGATGCCAAAGATTCATCTTCTCTGTATGAATCAATGAAGAAAGAACTGCAGATGTTCATTGATGCAGATTTCGATGATGAAGAGAAACGTAGTGACTTTTATGAAGTCTTTGTAAATCGGTATTAAGAATAGCCGTAAGCCCTGTTTTTACTTGATATTGTTCGCTTAATGGTATAAAATCAGACATACGTAAATTCTGGAGATAAGTAATCATGGAATATATGACGGTTAAGGAAGCTTCTAAGAAGTGGAATATTACTATGCGACGTATTCAAGTGTTATGCAGCGAAGGAAGAATTGAAGGCGCTTTTCGTTTCAGTAGAGTGTGGGCAATTCCGATTGATGCACTTAAACCTATCGATGCAAGAATACATACAGGAAAATATATAAAAGCCAATAAATAAAGAAAGTAGAGTTGTTCATATGGATAAGAAAAAAACTGCGATTTCATTGTTTTCAGGTGCGGGAGGAATGGATGTTGGCTTTGAAAAAGCGGGAATCCAAGTTCTTGTTGCAAACGAAATTATGCCAGAAGCATCAGAAACTTATAAAGCCAATCATCAGGAAAGCAGAATGATTAATGATGACATCAACAATGTCATTAATGAGCTTGATAAGTATTCTGGAGTAGATTTTGTTTTTGGGGGGCCGCCTTGCCAAGGGTTTTCTGTAGCGGGTAAAATGGACCCTGATGATAGTCGAAGTAAATTGATTTTTACATTTCTGGATGTTATAAAAAAAGTACGGCCCAAGGCATTCGTGATGGAAAATGTAAAAGCTTTGGCAAAGTTAGAAAAGTGGGGGGACGTCAGAAAACGATATTTAGATACAGCCGCAATGTTAGGCTACCAATGCTTACCCTTTGTTTTGAATGCAACTGAGTTTAATGTTTCGCAAAAAAGGGAACGTGTATTTTTTGTTGGGGTTAGGGATAATTCAGACATCTTTTTCGAGTACCATATGAATGAGCTTTTAGATGAGGAAAAGAAAAAAGCCCCTATCATTAGAGACTTATTAAAAGATTTAGGAAAGGCTGGTACGGATAAAAACCCAAATACATGTACGGCCAAAATTACATTCGCAACTCATCCAATTATGAGAAAATCACCATATGCAGGAATGTACTTCAATGGCCAGGGAAGACCAATCAATATCGATGGATATGCAAATACGCTGCCAGCTTCTATGGGAGGAAACAAAACTCCTTTTGTAGATGAAGAATATTTGTACGGAAAGGCTGATGAAGACTGGGTAGTAAAATACCATAAAGGATTACTTGATGGATCAATAACTCCCCAATTCGAAGAAGCTCCAAAACGATTACGTCGTTTGACAATCAATGAAGCTATTCGTATACAGACTTTCCCTGATGACTATATTTTTTGTGGAAATAAAGGGAAAATATATACACAAATTGGTAATGCTGTACCTTGCAATCTAGCCGAGGCTGTAGCTAAAGCTACATTGAAGTACATGGAGAAGTATGAGTAAGGAACTCATATTTCTCCATCTTTATTAGTCAAATATGCTTCAACCCAAAAATTTGTTGACCTAAGGCGTCTAGGTATGCGATGACTTCTTCTTTGAATTTAGTGTCATGCGCAACTTTTAGAATGAACTTCATAAATTCTTTAGTGTCTGGTTCGGCGATACAGTTCAGTAAGCTAGAAAAGAATTCGTTATAGGGTACTACACGTAAGAAAAAATTTTTACTTAGATATTCTTGCTGAATATCATTAATGAAATCTGATTCAGGACATGCTCGAGGACCAAAAATAAATAACATATGATTTCCGCCTGCAGTAATAACTTTATCTGCAGCATGTCGAACATCTGGTTCAGAGAAATTTTTATCTTTTAATTCGTTAGAAGAAATTAACTCATTATCGACGTAGATATCTAAATCGCTGACTTCTCGTCCTGACGCACCGCTTTGATTAACGGGATGGACTTCGACTCTTGCACCAGGACGGTCTTTATAAATTAAATGATACGTTCCTGCAACCATTAAAGTAAGAATTTCACCTTCGAAGCTTTCTTTCAGCGCTTTTATGATGTATGTCCATAACAAAGCTGGGGTATTCGAAGTTTCACGTACATAGAAATTCAAAGATTTTTTTTGTGCATCTCGTAATTTGATTAATTTACAGAGTAAGTACACCAAACAATCAAATGCATCTTGTGATGTTTTTATTGTAGGTAAATTATCACATAATGCATTTAATATATTTTGGTCATTTCCTCTGCGAACTGCGTTGGTTTTGCTTAGTTCAGGGAACCGGGCCGGTTTGTTTAAAAAAGGTTCATTAGAGCCACCCATCGCTTTTTTTAAGACTTCCATCTCAAAAGGCACAATTACTTTATGACAAATTGTTCTTGCGTCATAGGCTCCTGGAAGCGTTGATTTCTTTTGAAGACAAAGAGGATTTATTTTTTCATCAGTAGCTTTAGATAAAAGAGCTGTAAACAGTACATATTTATAAGTCAGATGGGTGTTGTCAATAACATAATCAATTAACTCTTCATGTGTACAAGTTGACTCTGGATTATAACTCGCAACAGCATATGCTTTTTTTAGTATTTTTTCTGCTTCTTCTCGCATTCCCATAATTAATCATTCCTTTTAAATAGATGAAATTCTTTTTTTGTAAATCCCATGTCCAAAGCCCGGTAAAGAAACCGGGCAGCAATGGAGGAGTAGGGCTTCCACTTTTTACATTTCTTTTCTATGGATGCTCTCGACACATCTTCTGTTTTATAAAGCCATTTGTAGCTTTGTAAAAAAGCAACGTCTTCGAATGGCAGGATATCCTGTCTGTCCAGGACGAAGATCAAATACATCTTTGCAGTCCAAGTACCAATGCCGCGAAGACTGACTAATTCTTTGAGCGCAGCTTCATCTGTCATATCAGGAAACTTCGTAAAATCAAGTTCTCCTGTCAAGACGGCTGAAGCTGCGTTTTTTATATAGTTAGCCTTCGCAGTAGAAGTACCGATTGCCTTGATTTCCTCAACGGAGAGCTTTGAAATAGACTCCGGGGTTATCTGACCAGCACATAATTCTTCAAACCGCCCATAGATTTTGGCTCCGGCTTTTATCGACAGCATCTGCTCGATGATTTCATGGATCAGAAAAGGAAAGGGATTATCAGTGTGTGGTTCATAGGTAATCGGGCCAACCATGCTGATGACTTTTGTCAGTCGTTTATCTTTTTTGCATAAATATTGGACAGAAGGGCTGTCTTGATTCAAGGTGACGATAGCGGCCATAGAAGCTCCTTGTGTACACACCGTCTGTAAATTTTCTAAGCCGTGGTGTGTTTATATTGAGTTTCTTTAATTATAACACACTGAAACGACAGCTACTATAGGTACAGCACAGCCGTACTTATTATTTAGTACGAGTAATGAAAAATCGGATGCTCACATGGGCATCCGTATTTTTTTGCCATCAAAGTACTTAACGATAGCTGTTCTGTCCTATTACTCCTAAAAGCTAAATTTTCAGGAGGTGTCCTCGATGACGGACGAACAGAAACAACAGATCATTGCCCTGCGCCGGGATGGGGCGGGGTATGGCAGGATTGCGGCGCGGCTCCAGATTTCCATCAACACGGTGAAGTCGTTCTGCCGACGGCACAGTCTTGCTGCCAGTACAGCGGGGGCAGTCTGTGAGCAGTGTGGAAAGCCGATTGAACAGAATCCGGGACGGAAGCGGAAAAGGTTCTGCTGCGATGTCTGCCGGAATAAGTGGTGGAATGCACATCTGGAGCTGGTGAAGCGGAAAGCAGTCTACACCTATACCTGTCCGGCTTGCGGGAAGAAATTCACTGTCTACGGCAACAGCCATCGGAAGTTCTGCTCCCATGCCTGCTATATTGCATACCGGTTCGGAGGTGTCCGCCATGGATAAGAGGTCGTTTCAAAATGAAACAGCCTTCCAGGTGGTGATGCATCTGGCAAGGCGGATGCTGGCCGAAAAGCTCATCACCGGGAAGGAGTACCGGGACTTCGTGCAGGAGATGATCCGCCGCTATCCGCCGTTTTCCGGGGACTTATACACTTGATAATTGTATCAAACAGAGTGATATATAGTGTCGAAAGGAGCTGATTCTATGCGGACTATCCGTAAGATTGAACGACGCATACCAAATTTGAAGCAGCGAAAGAAAGTCGCAGCCTATGCCCGCGTATCCATGGAATCGGAGCGGATGCACCATTCCCTTTCGGCGCAGGTCAGTTATTACAGCAGCCTCATCCAGAAGAACCCGGACTGGGAATACGCCGGGGTCTATGCCGACTATGGCATCTCTGGGACGGGGATGAAGAAGAGGCAGGAATTCCTGCGGATGCTGGAAGATGCCGAAGCCGGGAAGATAGACATCATCCTGACCAAGTCCATCCAGCGCTTCGCACGCAACACCGTAGACCTTCTGCGTACCGTCCGGCATTTGAAAGAGCTAGGCGTCGAAGTCTGGTTTGAAAAAGAGAATATCCATACCATGAGCGGGGACGGCGAGCTGATGATGACCATCCTGGCCTCCTTCGCCCAGGAAGAGAGCCGTTCCATCAGCGAAAATGTCAGATGGAGAGTGAAGAAACGATTTGAGCAGGGGAATCCTAACGGGCGGTTCCGTGTTTACGGGTATCGTTGGGAAGGGGATACCCTGGTGATAGTCCCCAAGGAAGCGGCTGTTGTCAGACGCATCTTCCAGAATTTCCTGGATGGCAAGTCACGTCTTGAAACCGAACGGGAATTTGCTGCCGAAGGCATCACGACCCGGAATGGCCGCCGCTGGATGGATTCCAACATCAGGGTTGTCCTGACCAATGTTACCTATACCGGCAATATGCTTTTCCAGAAGGAATATGTGACGGATCCAATCCTCAAGAAGCGGAAGAAGAACCGGGGAGAACTTCCTAGGTATTATGTTGAAAATACGCATGAGCCTATCATCGACAAGGAAACCTTTGATTACGTGCAGCAGGAGATGGCGCGGCGAAAGGAACTGGGGGCGCTGGCCAATAAGTCCTTGAATACGACCTGCTTCACGGGGAAAATCAAATGCGGCATCTGCGGTCGGAGTTATATGCACAATCGCCGCACAGACCGGGGCTTTGAAGAATTCTGGGATTGTGGCTCCCATAAGCTGAAAGGCCGGAATTGCGGCGCAAAAGGAAGTATCCCGCATGCAGTCCTTGTAAAGGAGAGTACAGAAGTCCTAGGCCTGGATGATTTCGATGAGCAGGCCTTCCTTGACCAGGTCGAAAAGATAGTAGTGCCAGAATACCACGTGATGGTTTTCTGTATGAAAAACGGACAGAAGCTTATCCGGCACTGGGTATCAACGGCGAAAAAGGATTGCTGGACCGATGAGTATAAGGATCGCCAGAGGGCATGGATGAAAAACTACATGGCCAATGGCAAGGGAACACGGTTCTCCGCCTTTACGACACGTGTCCGGTGCGCCTTGTGCGGATCCTCTTTCCGGAGGTGCAAAACGAAGCATGACAGGCCTGTTTATTGGCGATGCAGCAAAGGCGGCAAATGTGAATCGGTCAGCATCCGGGAAGATGACCTGAAGCGTGTGGCCGCAGAGGCCATGGGGGTAGAGGACTTTGATGAGGATAGATTCCGGGGAAAAGTGGAATCTATCGAAGCCGGAAAGCCAGACTGCTTGACTGTCCATTTCAAGAGTGGGAGAACAGAAGAGATTTCTTATACGCCTACGCCATCCAAGCGGCGTCCCAAGGCACGGAGAAAGGAGAGCGGAGAAAAGTGGCAAAGACAGTAAGGGCCATCCCGGCCACCATCAGCCGTTATACGGCGGCTCCGATTAACAGCCGGAAGAAGCGGAGAGTAGCGGGCTATGCCAGGGTTTCCACGGACCATGATGACCAGATCAGCAGCTATGAAGCACAGGTCGATTATTATACGAACTATATCAGGGAACGGGATGACTGGGAATTTGTCGGCATCTACACCGATGAAGGCATCTCGGCTACCAACACGCGTCACCGCGATGGCTTCAAGCGGATGGTCAGGGATGCCATGGATGGGAAAATCGACCTCATCGTCACAAAATCAGTCAGCCGCTTCGCCAGAAATACCGTAGACAGCCTGACAACGGTACGCAAGCTCAAGGACAAGGGCATCGAGATATATTTCGAGAAGGAAAATATCTGGACGCTCGATGCCAAGGGCGAACTCCTCATCACCATCATGAGTTCCCTGGCGCAGGAAGAAAGCAGGAGCATCTCGGAAAACGTCACCTGGGGCCATCGGAAGCGATTCGCTGACGGGAAGGTGTGTGTGCCGTTCGGCCATTTCCTTGGCTATGACCGGGGACCGGACGGGAATCTGGTCGTCAACCGGGAACAGGCCAAGACGGTGAAACTGATTTACCGCTTGTTCCTGGACGGGTATACCTTCCACTCCATTGCCAGGGAGCTGACTTCCAGAGGGCTGGAAACTCCGGCAAGAAAGAAACGCTGGTATCCGGGGACGGTAGAGAGCATCCTGACAAATGAGAAATACAAGGGCGATGCCCTGCTGCAGAAGCGGTTCACCGTCAACTTCCTGACCAAAGAAACGAAAGCGAATGAAGGGGAAGTGCCGCAGTACTATGTGGAAAATAACCACGAAGCCATCATCAGCCCGCAGGTCTTCGACTGGGTACAGGAAGAAATCAAGCGGCGGCGTGAAGGCAGGGGACGTTACAGCGGCGTATCCATCTTCTCCAGCAAAATCAAGTGCGGCCAGTGCGGAGGCTGGTACGGGGCCAAGGTCTGGCATTCGACCGACAAGTACCGCAGAACCATCTACCGATGCAACGATAAGTTCAAGAGCCATTGCAAGACACCACATCTGACAGAGGATGATATCAAGGAAGCCTTCGTCCGGGCCGTCAATCAGCTCATCGAAAACAAAGCGGACGTACTTGACAGCATCACACTGCTGAAGGAACGGCTCACTGACACAGAAGACTTGGAAGAGGAGCGGGACAGGATAAGCACAGATTTGAACCTGCTGGCCGACAAGATACAGCAGCTCATAGCCGAGAACGCCAGGGTCGCGCAGAACCAGGATGATTATGACCGGAACTACAACGAACTGGTCAGTCGGTATGAAGCAGCGAAGACGCAGTACGACAAGACCTGTGAAGCCATCCAGTATCGCAAGGCCCGGAGCCGTCAGATGGACAGCTTCATCAAGGAGCTTAGGAATCAGGATCTCATTAAGGAGTTCGATGCCCGGCTGTGGGGCAGCCTGGTGGATTTCATCACAGTGTACAGCAAAGACGATATCCGGGTGACCTTCAAGGACGGGACGGAAATCAGAGCATAAGCAGGAAAAAAGGATTACGGCAGAGAATCCAAGAGGAAACGCAGGATTCTCTGCCGTATTTTTGATGAAGAAAATCGGAATATGATATAATAGTAAGGGTTTCAGGTGTGCGAAGTTTGAGTGAGATATAAATGTTTGGCGAAATATTTTTGCGTGATGGCCCTCTCTGCCCATCGGCAATACCGATGCTATCAAGCCCCTTTAAAATACTAAATTATCAAAAATTCGTTTTGCCGCCTCCGCAATCATAGCGTCGTCAGATTTTGCATTTTTTTCCGTGCGGCGCGACATTATCGCCATGACAATGGGTTTGCGATTGGGCGGATAAATCACGGCAATATCATTCCGCGCCCCATAATCGCCTGAACCGCTCTTGTCGATAACTTTCCAACCTTGCGGAGTTTCTGCCTTGATAAGCGTGTCGGTTATGGAATTGTCGCTCATCCAATCAATCAGCAGTTTTTTCTTGTCGTCGCTCAAAATATCGCCGAATATATAGACTTGCAAATTTTTTACCATCTGTCTCGGCGTGCTAGTATCACGATTATCTTTTGGATTGAAAAGATTAAGTTCAGGTTCATTTCGCGCAGGTTTGGTAGTTTTGTCGCCAATATTTTTAAGTGCCACCTTGAAATTTTCCACGCCGCCGATCTCCTGCAAAATTAAATTTGCCGCCGTGTTGTCACTCCACCTGAGCGATGCCGAACAAATTTCCGCCAGCGTCATGCCATCAGCAACATGGTCTTTGGTGATTGGCGCGTAGGACAAAATATCTTCCGCCGAAAACTTACGAATTTCATTCAAATCGGAGGTATTTTTTTGTCTTAGCAATTCTGCAGCCGTAAAAACTTTGTGTGTCGAGCAGTAGGAAAAACGCGTATCAGGTTTGTAGCAAATTTTTTTTCCATTCTCCATGTCAACGGCGTAAACACCAATCACGGCGTTATATTTATTTTCCAGATCAGCAAGATTTAATTTCTGCCGCGCTTGACAATCCTGAAGGCAGAAAACCATCAAGCCACAGATTATCAAAAACAAAAAACAAAATTTCTTCATAATAACCTCCTACTATCTGTTGAACGACCCGCCAAATTCAACGGGTCGTATTGGCTCAATAGAGCGTGATCATCAGCAATTAGCACTCTTATTGCCATTACTAATACATCACTTCATACAATCAAAGATGCAGTCACTTGCACTTGTCAACAAAAATTGGACACAAAACTAAAAAAATCAGGCATAAAAAACGAATCGATGTACAAGATTCATCAACTTTTCTGACATCCTTCAAGCTTGTTAGACAAACCA